AGGTTCAAGTCCTACCTGCTGTACTAGTGGTCTGTAACTCAATTGGTAGAGTGCCAAACTGTTAATTTGGAAGTTGCAGGATCGTGCCCTGCCAGACCAGCAAAGCCTCTGTAGTTCAGTGGATAGAACAATGGACTTCTAAGCCATGTGTCGCAAGTTCAATTCTTGCCAGGGGTACTATCTGGTATCATAGATGTATGTTTTGTAACTACTGTGGTGGCAGGTTAGTTAATGGTGATTGTAACAATTGTTTTAGCAATTCAAGTGCCCTGAGAGATTTTGAGGATGAAGATGACTAACTGGACAGAAGAACTTACAGAAAAACAAAAAGAACAGGTTTGGGACTTCATTGTTTTTACAGTAAAAGAAATTAGAGATCAAATTGCTGTAGATATTGAAGGCACTTCAAAACTTTGGAAGGCTAAAGGATTAAATAAATCTCGTAGAACTCAAAAAGCATTTGAGATATCTGCTGCCATAGCAAGAGGCCAGAATGAGGTTCAACTTGAAAAATCTTGAAGATGGAATAAAATCAATACTTCTTGATATTGGACAGGATTTAAAAGTTCATAAACTAGATACGGACAATTATATTATTGATATAGAATATGACAAGTATACGATTAGAGTTATGGAATTATTTAAAGAATATTTAGAAGATAATGGCTAATATAGTTTTTCTTGGTAACTTTGAGGTATCTTATAGTAGTGAGAATCATCATGCTAAGTCTTTAGAGTCTCTTGGACATACCGTTGAAAAATTGCAAGAAAAGAAAGCAACAAGCAAACAAATATTAAAAAAAGCATTGCAGTCAAACCTATTTATATGGGTTCACACACATAGATGGAATACACCAGGATCAATTCTAATGGATGAAGTACTAAGACAATTAAACTCTGCTGGTATTCCTACCATGACATACCATCTTGATTTATGGTTTGGAATTGAACGACAAAAAGATTTAGAGAATGATAACTTTTATAAAACAATTGGTCATTTCTTTACAGTTGATAAACTAATGGCTGATTGGTTTAATGAAAACACAAATGTAAAAGGACACTTTATTCCTGCTGGTGTTTATGATAAAGAATGTTATATACATTCTGATTACGATGTTAATAATTTTGAAAATGATGTAATATTTGTTGGCAGCAGAGGCTATCATCATGAACATAAATATCGTCCAGAACTAATAGACTTTTTAAGAAAAACATATGGTAAAAGATTTCTTCATGTTGGTGGAGATGGGGATACTGGAACTGTTCGTGGAGATGCTTTAAATCGTATCTACGCAAAAAGCAAAGTAGCGATAGGAGATAGTTTAAATATTAACTTTAACTATCCTTACTACACTAGTGATAGGCTATTTGAAAGTACTGGTCGTGGTGGCTTTACCATTTACCCTCGTATTAAAGGTCTTGAAGAGTATTTTGAAGATAATAAAGAGATTATATTTTATGAGCATGGAAACTTTGATGATTTAAAAACAAAAATAGATCAATATCTTTTTGATGGAGTATCAAGAGAAAACATAAGAGTAAATGGGCATGAAAGAACAAAGAAAGAACATACCTATGTACACAGATGGGATGCAATAATCAGAGAGTTGGGTATATAGTGAAAAGCATAGCAATTACTGGAGCAACTGGACTGCTTGGTTCTCATTTATCAAACCATTATCTTTCTTTGGGCTGGGATGTTTTTGTATTATTAAAGGATGAGCATAGCCGTACAGAACTTTCTAAAGATGTAAACAAGGTATATGGAAGTATTAATAATAAAATAGACATTGATTTCTTTATAGAAAAGTCAAGACCAGATTATTTTATTCATCTTGCAGCACAAACACAAGCATATGATTCAATCAAGTACCCATACAGTACTTTTTATACAAATGTAATTGGCACACTAAATGTTCTTGAATCATTAAGAGAGTATAAAAAATGTAAATCAATTATCGTTGCATCTAGCGATAAAGCCTATGGTGAATTAACTAAAGATGAATACTTTGAAGATCATATTTTAAATGGAGTTTATCCATATGATGCCTCTAAATCAATCACAGATATCATTTGTAACTCCTACAGAAATACTTACGATATGCCTGTTATAACTACTCGTGCATGCAACATTTATGGAACTGGTGATAACAATGTTCAACGATTGATCCCTGGAATTGTAAGGGCATATAAAAACGACGTATTATTTACCATAAGAAATGCTGGTAGAGATATTAGAGAGTATATAAATGTTAAAGATGTTGTGTCAGCATACTCCAACATACTTACATACGGAGAAACAATTAATAACATTCCATCATTTAATATATCTTCTGGCGAAAGATATTCAACTCTTGAAGTATTTAACATTGTGCAAGACGTAATTGGTAAAAAAGTTAGACATGAGATAGTTGCAAGTGATGGATTTGAAATTAAAAAACAATTTATGAATTCATCCTTACTACAAGAAAAAACTGGGTGGAAGTCAGAACATACTATGAAAGATACAATGAAAGAAATAGTTGATTTTTACATGGAGAACAAATGAATATAAACTTTGGATGTGGAAGCATTCAGCCACCTGATTGGATTAATATAGATCTTGATCCAGAATATAAAACAGAACATAAAAACTTACATCTCATTACAGATGCATCAGCAGACATAATTGTTTCCCATGCAACAATTTGTTCAATACGGTATCATGAAATTAAAGCAACTTTATTAGAATTTTATAGAGTTTTAAAACCTAATGGAATACTTAGAATTAGTCTGCCAGATATTATTTCTGGATTTGATGCATATAAAAATAACAACATGAACTTTTTTCCTAACTCTGAGCATAATTTAGATAGACGTTTTTCTTCTTGGTTAACTTGGTATTCAACATCAGTATCATTATTAACTGAAAAAGCATTAGAATATAAACTAAGTGATAGTGGATTTAAAAATATAACAAAAACACAATACAAACAAACCACATTTTCAAATAATAAATCTTATGAACTTGATACAAGAGAACATGAATTTTATTTTATTGAGGCAACCAAATGACAGGAATGATTAAGGCAACACTTAATGGTGAATTTGAAATGTTTCTTCCAAAGCATCGTGCAGACAGACCAGATTGGTATGAACCTGATGGATGGGAAAAACCTAGACTAAAATCAATGCATAATAATATTACCAATGGCGATGTTGTTTATTATGTTGGTGCAGAAGAAGGAGAGTTTCCAGCACTTTGTCAAATGTGGGGAGCAGAAGTAGTTTTATTTGAACCAAACCCCAAAGTATGGTCACATTTTCCTGCAACTTGGACTGCAAATAATTTAGAACTTCCATTAGTTTGTATTCCTGGATTTGCTTCTGATAAAATAAACAGCCTTGCACGTATTTATTATAATGAATGGCCACCAGAAGTTGATAATGAACTTATAGCAGCACATGGATTTAAAGAGTTATATCTTGAAGGTGATTCATATGGTCAAATTACTATAGATTCATGTGTATATGATCACGGGATTAAACCACCTACCGCAATTTCTTTAGATGTAGAAGGTAGTGAATGGCGAGTCTTAGGAGGGGCTGAGAAGGTTCTTAAAGAGTATAAGCCTAAGATATGGCTATCTGGACATCCTGAATTTATGTTGCAACAATGGAATGAATCTTTATATAATCTTAGACAATGGATAAAAGAATTGGGTTACAAAGAAGTATTACTTGACTATCAACATGAGGTTCATTTATTTTATGAATAGTCTTATTTTTTCTCCACACACAGACGATGCAATTTTTTCTTTAGGCGATCATATCATTGATAATGATCATAATTTTACTATTGCATCCGCATTTGCTGGGATACCAACAGATGATGTTGGATATAAAAAACACACTACGTTGAGACAGGAACATTCTGAAGCCTGTTCTATGATTAATGCTAAAGTTATTAATGGAGACTTATTAGATGATGTTTATGGAAAACAGAATGAAGATGATTTAACTAATTGGATAAAAAATACTATAATAAATTTTGACAATGTATATATTCCATTGGGAATTCATCATCCAGATCATGTTTTTTTATCAGATATTTTATTCAATTTAATGAAAGATTTTAATAAAACATATTTTGTTTATGCTGAGTTACCATATAGATTATTATATCCAGAATTACATAGAACAAGATTAAGAATCTTTGAATCAAACCATATTTTAGAAAATGTTAGTATTAACTTTACACAACATAAAATTAATGCAATAAAAAAATATAACTCACAGATAACATACGCACAAAATCCATCATACATAGATGAAGATTTAATTGGTAAACTTGTTGTAGAAGAAAAACTTTGGAGAGTAGTAAATTGATAAATGCATACTTATACTCTTTTAATGAAGAGGATTGTGCTGCTGATAAATGGGATTATGGTCTTCTCAAAGAAGTTTTTGATAAATATAATATAGATCAAATAAAAGTAACTTCTATTCCTAAAGTTGATCGTGGATTTGTTGTTGTTCCTGGACCACAAAATCTTGGATACGAAGATAATGTTAACAAAGAAATACAAAACCTTTCTAGACTTGTGTTATTTATTACGGGGGATGAAGAAAGCAGATTTGATATAAGTAAGATTAACCATCCTAATGCTGAAATATGGGTTCAATATTTTAATGAAAGCAATAAACAATATAATAAATTGCCTATTGGAGTCCCCCAACATTTAAAACAATTTATTCCAGATTATCCTATTAAGAATTATGATTTATATTTTGGTGGTCAAATAACTCATTCAAGAAGAAAACAGTTGGCAAAGGCTATAGAGACAATGCCAAATACCCTTTATAAGCCTACAGCAGGCTTTGCACAGGGCGATCAGGCAATAGACTACTACCGCAACCTTGCTAGTGCTAGGATTGCTCCAGCACCATCTGGGGCAGTTACAATAGATTCCTTTAGATTTTTTGAGGCTATAGAAATGTTATGTTTACCAATAGGAGATAGTGTTGATTCAAAAAATAGGAATATTGATTTTTATAATATTTTGTTTGAAGGAAATATACCAGTTAATTTTGTTTCTAATTGGGCTGATTTACGTTTTTTGGTTCCTGAACTATTAAATCAATACCCTCACAATATGCATAAGGTGGTATGCTGGTGGATAAAGTATAAGCGAGATCTTGGAATAAAACTAATGAGGCAAATTAATGAATAAAAATGATGTAACAATTATTTTAGCAACATCTGTTTTACCAAGTCACCCAGACACAAAAATTATTGATGAAACTATTAAATCTATTAGGTTTCATTTTCCAAAAAATGAAATCATAATGCAAATTGATGGATTACGAAGAGAACAAATGGATCGTGAAATAGATTACAATGAATATAAAAATAAAATTCTTTGGAAATGTATGCATGAATATCAGAACATACTTCCAATAATATTTGATAAGCATAGTCATCAAAGCACAATGATGCGTAAGACTATTGATGATATTCAAACATCTGTTTTGCTTTATGTTGAAGGTGATGCCCCACTAACTACAGATGTAGAGATTGATTGGCAAAAATGTTTTGATATGCTTGGATATGAAAAAGCAAATACAATTCGTTTTCACCATGAATCTTTTATACCAGAGCCACACAATCATTTAATGTTTGGCTTTGATGATTGTTTTATTAGAACGTCTCAGTGGAGTCAAAGACCACACCTTAGCAAGGTTTCATATTATAGAGAAGTAATACTTCCACCACTTGAAGATAAAGTATTTATTGAAGATACAACTCATGGAAGAATTCAAGATGAAATTTCTCCATATAATAATTTTAACAAAGAGGGTTGGGATAAACATAAATTATGGATATACCATCCAGAAGGAAACATTAAAAGATCTTATCATTTAGATGGTCGTGAAAATGGAAGAAAGTTTACATCAGATGATGATGTTTGGTTTAATAAAAAATGAGACTAGGAATTATTGCTAGATCAGATAACACTGGACTTGGAAATCAAACAAAAGAACTTGTTGATATGCTAAAGCCAGATAAAATATTACTAATAGATTCAACACCATTTAATAAAAATAAACAGCACCCAGAATGGTACAGCGAATATAACTGTATTAGATCAACTGGATTTCCAACCTTACAACAAATAAAACTATTTCTTGCTGATATTGATGTTGTTATTAGTTGTGAAACATTTTATGATCAAAACTTTATAAAATATGCAAAAAAATATGGTGTAAAAACTATACTTCAATACAATTATGAACTTTTTGCAAATCTAGCAGCACCAAACCTTGCACTACCAGATGTTCTTTTATCTCCAAGCGTTTGGCATATTGATCATGTTAAAAAACTTTTTCGCAACCAAACTAAAGTTATACATTTGCCACCACCAACCAATTCTTTAACTTTTTCTAACGCTAAAGAAATAAACATGTCAAAATCGCATAGCAGACTTTTGCATATTGCTGGTAAAAAAGCAGCAAAAGATAGAAATGGAACTAATAGTGTTCTTGAAATGCTTAAATATTCTAAAGCAGATTATGAATTAGTTATTAGAAGCCAGAGTGAAATAGAAACAAATATTAAAGATTCAAGGCTTACGATAGAGATAGACAACATAAAGGATAGAGAAGATATGTATAGTGGATTTGATGCTATGGTTCTTCCTAGACGATATGCTGGTCTTTGTTTACCTATGAATGAGGCTCTTATGAGTGCCCTGCCAGTTTTTATGACTGACATATCTCCTAATAACGCAATCCTGCCAAAAGAATGGTTAGTTAAATCTCATTCTTTGGGTACTTTTAGAACAAAGGCTAGAATTGAATTATTTGAAGCAGATATAAAAACTTTTGCAATGACTATTGATGATTACTTTATTAATCAAGATAAGAATATAAATAAACAAAATGCATTTAATATAGGATATACAAACTTTGCACCAGAAAATTTAAACAATAGTTATTTAGATATTATTTCTCATATTTAGTTTTTTTAATAAATTTTTCTTTAAGTATATTATTTAATATTATATCAAATGAATTATCAGCACTTGATAAATACACATGTTCATCTTTATTTATGTTATATGATTTTAAAACTAATGGACCTTTGCTGTAAACCTTTACATCTTCCATTTGCTCTCCACCTACAGCAAATACATTTCCGTATATAGATCTCCACAAAAATGAATCATTGTCTTCAAGCGTTTGCTTTAATTTTTTCTTTTCCATAACCATAGGTATATGTAGTTCATAGTCAAGTGGATTTTCAATGCCAAGTGATTTAATTTTTTTATATGTAGATGCAAGTTTTCTAGTATAGTTTGAGTTTGAATTTATTTTTTGATATAAATTTATTTTATCTAAAAGCAAACCACCGTGATATGTTTTAATTGAATTAATATTTTTTATAATATAAAAGTCATCATTCATTAATATAAATTTTTCAGATATTTCGTTTGAGTTGCATATTGCACGAAGGTTTTGAATTGCATTCCTATACTTTGTTAATACTTGTCTAACATTTATATAGTTTCCAGCATACCAACTTGGCTTACCACCAACAATCCATATTTTTGAGTCTGGAAAACTTTCAACAACAGATCTAATTGAATACCTTAGTTCTTCATTGACTCCATCTTTACATATATAAACAAAATCCATGTTTCCTCATTATAAAAATTAAGAAAGGCGAACTTATTTTAAGTAAATTCGCCCTTCCTAATTAACTAACTACTTCTTTTTAGCAGCAGCCTTTTTCTTTTTTGGTGCACTCTTAACAGGCACAATTTTACCAAGAGCATCTGAAATTGCTCCTGTATCTGGCAATACGCCAAAAGCCTTGTCATTAGGATTAAGTGCTCTCAATGCAACGGGTGCAAGGGCAGCAACTAATGCAGCCCAAAGATCTTTAGGATCTGTTACGCCAGCCATATAAAGTGCAATGACTGATCCAAGAACAGATCGTCCGTATGATGCAAGCATTGCCTTTGTTTTATCGTTTAGTATGTTATTCATTATTCCTCCTAGGATATAATTCGTGTTATCGTTGTGAAGCCAATCCATAAACCAATAATTCCTGCGACTCCCGCAAAAACTGGTGGTGCTGGAACTGGCAATTTGAGTGCTGCGAACACGACACCGCACCCAAAACCTGTTAATATAGAAAAAAATATTTCTTTCATTTTTTAATCCTTTGTTATATTTTCTGGAAGTAATTCCATAAGTTTTTTTGAGTAATGATTAAGACCTTGATTTTTTAATTCTTCTGAAACTTCTTTAATTGTTTTTTGAGATGTTTCAATATATTCAAATGCCCAATCTCTTGAGTCAGATAAGAATTTTATAAAGTTTTCCTTATGTACTACATCGTCAGACTGAGTGTCAATGTTTTTATTTTGAAGAATAATCTCTTTTAATCCTTCATTTTCAAGGAACAGTTTTGTAATAGCAAGATTACATTTTTTTAATTTATCAAATAAAGATAAATATGCAATTGCAAAAGATATTGACATTGTTGCAAAAAACATTAAAATACCAGTTCTCATACTATCTATTGTACTCTATTCTGTAAGGTATTAAAAATCATCTTCTTCAATATTAAATAAATCTAGTTCAGATAGTCTGCTCATTCTTGAAGCAAAAAACAAAGAAAATGCAATAATGCTTGAAATTATTGCTAATATTAATATTGTTATCTTTTTTTTCATTTTTCTATTGTTCCTCCACATCTTAAACATCCCATATAGGTTTTACCAGTAAATGGACAGGATCCAGCATCAAACAAGTTATGTTTTTTAATCTTACAAATAAGTAACTTAATCATTATAATATCTCTCCTTTAAATACTCATACATTGTTGGTGACTCTTTTGCAATTTTTTCCCATTCGTTTTTCCTATAATCAGATATTGTAAAATAATCTTTCATTGTTTCTGAATAATCAACATTATAAGAAATTTCTCCAATTCGTGAAAAAACATTATCTAATATAAAATAGTTCATTCCAGTTGCGATACATGTCATTGCAAGATTATATCCAGTACCGCCAACAGTATCATGTGTTCTAGTTTTCATTTCATATAACGCAAACAAGTTTGAAGAAAGTTCTTTCTTTTTATCTATATTATCAAAAGAGTACACCCTTTCACTATTTGATTTCCAATATTCAGAATCATCTCTTATGCTTAAGCAATAATGAACTATTATAAAGTCAACAAAAGAGTCATAGATTCTTTTATTAACTTCGTTGTAGTTGTGTATATTCCACGATGTAATTTTTTCCTGTTTTAATACACTTACAAGATTAAATAAAAACTCATGAACAGTAAATAAACCATTTGACTCTAATGGTTCAATAAAACCAGCAGACAAACCTATTGCTGCAACATTTTTAACCCAAGTTCTTTTATGTATGCCAACACGCATTTTTAAATTATTAAAATTTAAATTATTTATTTCTTTTTTTGATATCTTGTTTGTTGAATCTTTACTTAATAGATATTCTTTAAATTCTTTAAGTGCATCTTCATCACTTGTAAATTTATCACTATAAACATATCCAGTACCTATACGAGAATACAAAGGAGTGTGCCAAACCCATCCATTTTTTAACGCAGTGCAAGTTGTAACAGTAAGCATTTCTTTATTTTTATCCTTATATTGAATTTGCACAGCCCATGCACTATTATTTGGTAGTTTATTTGTATAATCTATGAACTCTTCATTTAATGATTTTCCAAGCAACAAACTATTAAATCCAGTGCAATCAATATATAAATCTGCTGTTATTTTTTTCCCATTATCTAATAATAAATATTTAATTCCATCATCATCTGTTTCTACATGAATAACTTCTGCAAGTATATTTTTTACACCACGGACTTTTGCATATTTTTCTTTTAGCCATAATGCAAATTTTTGTGCATCAAAATTTAATGCTGTGTTAATTCTTGGATCAAAAGCAGGCAACTGACCATCTTTATTATCACAAAAAGTATTATTTTCAATAAGATGTGCTACTGGGAAGTATGTTTGTGCAAAGTCAGTAACTGGAACTGAGTCATCTTTGTATTTTTTAATTAACCAATCTTGCATACCCCATTTAGTTTCTTCAAGGTATGGCCTGCCAAATGGATACAAAAATGATGTATTATCTTTTTTATAAAAATTTTTAAATCTAAGTCCTAGTTTTATTGACGCATCTGTAAATTTAATAAAATCGTTTTTATCTATTCCCAAGTATTCAAAATAATAATTAATTCCATCAAAAGTGCTTTCTCCAACACCAATTGTTGGTATATTTGGACTCTCAATAAGTTTTATATTTTTATTTGGAAAGTCTTTAATTAAAATTGATGCTGTCATCCATCCAGCAGATCCGCCACCAACAATTACAATATCGTTAATTATTTTTGACATTATTTTATTGCCTCTCTAGTTACTAAAATAACTGCTCCACAATCTTCTAAAGCCTTTTTTAATTTTACCACATACTGCAAGGCTGATATTTTATCATCATGCCCCATATATAAAAACTTTTTTTCATCCAATTTTATTGTAAGAAAATATTCATTGTCAATAACTTCTACACTAAAATTTTTAGGTGCATTTATAGAATGAAATGCTTTTCTCATGTTATCTGTATACATTATTCATTCCAATACATATAGTCACTACAAATGCCAGCAGGTAAAACATTAAAATCTTTAACATTTGGCTTATCTAAGTGTACCAAAATTGACTGAGAAGATACTTCTTTTTCTGGGTAAGTCCAAATATATTTTGTATTTGTTAACGTATAGTCATCATTATTATGATAAAAATAATTAACATCTTCAAATTTTGATAAAAATGTTAGTGCTTCTAGGTTTTTACAATGAAACCATCCACGATTTCCAATTTGATTAATAAAAGGTTTATCAATTTGTGTTTTTGGTCTGTCATGACCCAAATATATTAAATTATTAACAACCCATATATCAATTTCAACATCAAATCCTTCTTGCAATGCAAACAAAATTGATTCAATTGTATTTTCATTTTTTGGATCTGGACCATTAAGATTACCTCTATGTGAAATTTTTTTCATTACAATGTTCTTTCTATAACTACTTTATCATTTGTAATATTAGGAGATTTTATGCAAATTATTTCACAGTCTTCTAAAAACTCTGGATCAGCAATTTCTAATTGCTCTAAAACAAAAACATCTCCAGACATTAAAGTTTTTCCTTGTATTGTCATCTTGCCACGAACAAGCAAATTAATTTCATCTAAATGCTCGTGATAATGCCAATCCCATTTTTCATTTTTTTTATGTATTTTATAAGATACTTCAAAGCCATTTGTTTTATATGCAGCAGGTTCAAAATTTCCAATAAACCAGCCACCAATATAATCTTCAATTCTTGTTATTTTCATAAACCATAAGTCTTCCAGTTAATATTTTTAAATCCACTATCAGTTAATAAATTAATTGCAACTGCACGATCATTATCTAACTCTTTTAGTTTATCATTTAAAAGAACTCTTGTCCCACTGGTAATCCCCATTAATAAATAGTCCCAACAAAATCCAAGTTCTGTTAATTGTTTTTCTGTAATATATCTTGCAGATTCTTTTCTTGCTGTTGTTAAAATAATTTTATACCCTAAAGTATCCCACTCATTAAACTTATCAATAGTTCCAGGAAGTTCTAAAGCATCTTCTTTTCCTATATGACTAAACTTGTGTGCATGTTTTAATATTGTTCCATCAATATCGCAAAATATTGTTTTTGGTTTTTTTGTATAATATTCTTTAATTTTAGCAACATATATATCAAGATCCTCTGGAGTACCTAAAGAGATATATGAATTTTGCGGAGCATAAAACGGAACAATAGTTTTACCGATATCTATTAGGTATTGATAGGTAGTTGATATATAACTTTCAGTATTACTAAATAAATTATTAATTAAATTTTCAGCACTAGAAACAAAATCTTTTCCATGCTTCCAATAATGCAGACCAACTAAAGCGTCATCACTTATTACTTCCTTTTCTTTAATTTTAGTAATTTTATTATCATTAATAATTACATAACTATGTTTTATGTTGTTTGATTTATGTAGTACAACGCAACCATCGCCATCAGTATTTTCTATAAAATTAGAAAAGTTATTTAAATCCCAATCAAAAATTTGATCACAATTTGTTATTATTAGCCCTTCTTCATTATTGATTAATTCTTTTGCATAAAGGCATGTTTCTGCAGGACCAGATGTTAAAAAATTAATTTTAATTTCAATACTATTTGGTTTTATCTTTTTTAATAAAGCGCTTAAATCTTGGTTATATTTTTTATCTTCATACTCTTTTGTAATAAAGATATAGTTTGCATCAATATTTATTGATGAAAGAGAATGCTCAATAAGAGTTTTATTATTTACTTTTATAAGTGGTTTCGGCATATCAATGCCAACTTTAGAAAATCTTGTTCCAAGACCAGCAATAGGAATAACAATGTTCATTGTTTTAATCCTAAACTATTTAATTTATGAACTACATTGTCTGCATCATTATTAATATTTGGAATACCTAGATATGTTTGATTTTTTAAAAAAGTAAGTAGATTATAAAAATAGTGTAATTGTTTTGTGTTTTTTTCAAGTATCTTTTTATCTGCTGATGTGATGTCTAAGGTATTTGGTGTCATAATTTCTAAAACTAAAGTATTTTCTTGCATGAATATAGCGTTAGTTAATCCTGCACCACTTACAGATGCTAGTGTTTTAACGCTATAAAAATAATCAATTTGTTCTTTAAAACTTTTAAAATCTTCTGAATAAATAGTTTCAAATCCAAGATCATTAAAACATTTTTCTACTTTATTATTATTGCTAATTCCCCTATTATCTTTTCTGGATAGGTAAACATTTTTATATGGTTTTACACTTAAATCATTTATGCTATTTTTATAAAAATTAAAAACTGTTTCAGGGATATTAATCTTGCCATTGGGAAAAGACTTAACAGCAAAAAAATTATTTGCATGTATAACTGTATCCTTATTGCAGTTAATCAATTCATAGTCAATGTTATTATTTTTTAAAAAATCAATAAAAAAATTATAAAATGAACAATTTTGGTAGTCAGCAATTTGTGAAATATCAAGAACAAAAATACAATCTTTTATTGTTTCATAATATCCAAATAATATACCTAAAGAATCATTATGAAAATGATAGTAGTTTGGGTCTAATGAAATAAATATTTTTTTTCTTGGAGATACAAACTTTAAAAAATTTTCAGTTATTGTAATTGTATTGCTAAGATTTGGAGATAAAAGTGGAATTGATAAATTATTAATAGTAATTTGATGAATATCAGAATAAAACTGAATATCTGATATTTTTTTTGAATCTTTTAGAATTGTGTATATCATTTTTCTTCCATTGTTAAAGAGGTCCAGATATCTGACCAGTCTTTTTTAGTTTTATGTTTGTTAAATTCTCTTGAAATTTCTCCAGTTTCAAGATAAACTCCACCCCAAACACCCCACTCTTTGCCAGAAACGCCATTTGCAAAGCATGTTTTTCTAACTGGACATTGCTTGCAAAGCGCATCAACGTTAGGTCTAATGCTTTCATTATCTTCATATTTATCAAAATATAAATTTGTTTCAAGACCTAAACAAGCAGCCTGATCTTTCCATAAGTGCTGCTTCAAGTTTACTCCCTATACTTATTTGGAATATCCCAACCATTACGACCTGGCTTGTATATTTTATGTAAGTACCACTTATCTTTTACCCTAATTCCATTAACAGATGTTTTTGCCATATCTGATTCTTTTAAATCAATAACATCCCAGCCATCCCAAATAAGATTATTATTTTTGTTTATAATTTTATCCATTGTATTTAAACTTCTAATAATCATATGCTCTCCTAATACCTAAAAATTCCAACTTCAATATTTTTTGATTCAGCACTAGAAACTAATCTAGATTTTGATTCATTTGGTTTGCTTAAAAAAACAAAATAATTTATCTGATTCATGTTTGTATCAAGCCATGAAGGAGCAGTATTATAAAACTTAATTTTTTTACCCCTAGCCTTCATACCACGTTCAGATAAATTAGAAAATTCAGAAACAAAGTTATTAACTCTTGCTGGACCAACTGAATAAATTATAAATTCTTTATCATCTTGTTTCATTCCAGACATGGCAACACTCATAGCACGTAAAAAAACAGTATAGTCGTTAAATTCCGCTGTTCCCTGCACTGCCACTATCATTTGATTCCATCCCTTTTCTTAAATCATCTAATATTGATAACATCTTACTTAAATCTTTTTTTGACAAATTTTGAATATCTAATGGTTCTACAGTGCTTTCATCTACCCTTCCATTGATAGCGTTAGCAGTATAAAACACATTATTTAATATCCAATATGCTTTACCTTCAGTTATTACAACTTTTAACATATTTTTTTGAACATGTTTTTGAGACTGCGTTATAACTTTTGGTTTATCAAACATTTCTTTTGGAATAACATCTTTAACCATTTCATAGATATTGCTTTGTCTATATCTAATCTTTGATAAAAACCTTCCTCTTTTTTTGTTTGATATTTTAATTATAGACCATGACACAACGAATGTCAAGCCTACAACTAATAGGTATTCCATATTTATTTTTACTTAGACTTTTTTGCTGGCTCTTGTGTTGAATTTAAAATAACAGAGTTAAGTTTATTATACTTAAGTTGTAATTTTAATAACTCAAGTTCAGTATCTGAAGCCTTTTGCTTATAAAAAGTTGTTAACTGAATGAGTTCTTCTTTACTTAGATCTTCCATATCCCCCTACTTTCTTAGATCAAAGGCAGTTCCTTGCCAAACCTTTTCTGTTTTTTTCTTTTCACGCTCTACAATTGCACGACTCCATGTAAACCCAGCGTCTCCACCCCATGCATCCCACATGATACGACCATTAGATGGATTGCTAGTATTATAAAAATCTTTACCTTTTTTATCTACTTCGTGACGTGAAAAAAATGAATACATTCTTTTAACAGTATCAAGAGACATAGAGGATCCATTAACTATATCTGTTGCTCTGCCCCAACCAACTGGAGTGCCAGCACCTGTTGCTTTGCCATCAGCCTTCCATTTAAGAGCACGACGTGCTGCAGACTTCATGCCATCATTGGGAGAGTATGTGTCAGCCATTTACAGTCTTTTTCTGTGATTTACTTAAATACGGACCAAGGTCTGCTTTAACAGATCCATCTTTTCTTAAACGAACAATTCTTCCATTTTTAATTTGCATTGGATTAAATGCATGATTTGAATAATAAGAAGCAGAAGATCTTTTAGCCATTACTTTGCAAATCCTTTTGGATCAAAAGAACCATCCCAAATACTTTTTGTTGTATTTTGTGAATCTGTCTTATACATTCCGCCACGACGTTTATACTCTTGCACTACCCATGAGTTAGCAACTGCAGATGGATAAACATCAAATTTATCTTTTGCTGCTTGTACAACTGTTGCATATAATTTTGGATTTGAAGGAGTTGATCCACCTCTACGTGGTTTAATTAAATCTTCATATTTAGGTTTTGCTGCTTTACCCATTTGTGCATCGTACATTGCCATTAACATTTCAGAGTCTGGTTGTGGAATTCCTGAATTATTTGAACCCATTTCAACAACTAAGTCTACAGATACTGATAATGATTCAATTTTAACTACTTCTGACATACGAACATAATAAACATATTCTTCTTCAGACCATGAACCATTTTCTTCTTCATAGCAACGAACAATAACTGGCTTATCATCTTCAGCATATTCCATTGAATATTCAGAACCAGGAAGTCCTAGAGTTCCAGGGTTTGTCATTACATATTCAACACGACCAACTTCAATTTCATCATCTTCATTAATAAACATAACAAAGTCACCTTCTGTGACCATTGATTTTTCTACTAATGTAATTGACTTACGAGCAGTACTTGCCCATATAGCACGAGCCTGTGCTGCTGCTTTAGCCTTTGTTGGATGGCATCCATGTACTGTTCCATCTGCACTTACCGTTGGATATCCATCGCATCCAGAACTACCTTTTTTGCCTGCATGGTATCCCCCTGCTGGCTTTCCTTTTCCTGCTGGCATAATAAACCTCCTAGGTTATATACTGATTATATCAGTTTTCTTTCTTAAACATAAGACGTTTAAGTTCCATAACTGACCATTGCTCATCTTTACTTAGTTTTGCCACTTCTAAGTCTATAAGAGATTTTTTTGATAAGGTTATTACTGGATCATCAGCAAGAAAGTTTATATTTATATACCCTTTTTCCCAAAGAGATAACATATCTTGATTGATTGTATTTATATGCTCTATGTATAGATCTGGCATAAGTTCTTTAATTTTTGTGGTAAATGAGTATAAGAAAGATCCGTTTGATGAATCAACCCCAACTATCTCTAATCCACCATTAAGAATCAAATAGTCCATAATCTCTTGATCTTTTGGAATCATATTTTTATCGTCAGGATTAAACATTCTTTTTAATATCTTTTTTATTAGTAATAAACTCAATTAACTTTTCCTTTGTTTGTAATCCAGTTATACGGTTAATTTCCTCACCGTTTTTTATTAGGATAAATGTTGGAACAGATTTTATTTCAAACTTTTTAGACAAAGCCATTTCAATTTCGGCATCTATAATTTGAAAAGTGTTTGGAAACATATCTTTTGACAATTCTTCAACAATTGGCCTTACTTTTTTGCATGGCTGACACCAATCTGCTGTAAAATAGAATACAGTTTTCATTTACCAGACTTTAGTCTAGCCTTTTTTAATGCGTCAAAATCTTTAATTTTTGTATCACCAAGATATCCCCAAGCATATCCATCATTAATCATTTTATTATTCACTGATTCTGATTCCCCATTAACATACACCCAGCCAAGAATGCGACCATACTTTTCTGATGAATCCATTTTTTCTGTACGAATAACTACAGACTTAGCATCCTTTAGATGCTTCTTAAGATATTCTTTAGCCTCAAGACCAAGAGCCTTTTCAGCCTTATCTGTTGTGCGAGATTCTGGTGTATCAATACCTGCAAGTCTTACACGAGATGCAAATAAAATATCAAACCCTAAATCAATAACAACGTCAATGGTATCTCCATCAACAACATTTTTTATTTCTTTAACAAAATACTCATACATTAGTAGTCCTTACCTTTCTCTTTATCCTCAATTAGTTTATCTCTTTCATCAATAATGCTAATCATAAATGACATCATTTTTTTGTACCCTTCGGCATCATCAATAATCTTATTATAGTGATGACCACAAAACATTAAGTCTCCAGAGATTCCAGTTACTTTTACTAGTGCTTCTGCTGCACACGAATCACAGCGATCAATAGCACTTAAAGTCCACTCTTTGCTTACAACTTTTTCTGCAATCATTGTATTCATAGTATACCGCTACTTTCTATTATCAGACGAATAAAATCCTGGTGCATTAAACATTACCCCAGGAGCAGACCATTGTCTTTGCATTATGTCATTACAACATGATGGTTCTCTATCTTCACCAAATTCTCTTTTGAATTCTATAGTAGAAGAACACGCATTGCATTTATAATCATATACTGGCATATTTTCTCCATTGTAATAACAATACATTAATTGTATCATTATGCTATCTTGTTTGTCAACCTTTCGTGTGTTCTTATTCTATGACAATTTGCACAAACAACTTCACACTTTTCTATTTCTTTTTTAATTGCTTTCCATGAAAATCCATCGTGAATCATTCTTGAAATATTATATTTTTTATCTCTTATGTGATCAAAATCTAATATAATATGATTTTTAATTCCACAATCAAAACAACCAGAATTTTCTTTTATTTTAGCAAGACGAAGTTTATACTCTTGCTTGTTATAATTATCTAACTCTTTGTCAGTCATTAAACATAATTATATCAGCGTGTATAAGCCCTACACAGGCATTCCAGGCACGATAGCCAGGGAATATATAGAAAGGTAACTACTCCATCCCAAGGTCCTGTGTAGGGACTATCTACATTATACTACTTGATCTTAATAGACTTAGGCTTTTTTTCTTCTGGAACAATTCTATCAATATTAATTGTTAGCATGCCATCCCTAAGTTCAGCACCAGTTACTTCCATATATTCACCAAGAGCAAATGTACGTGTAAATTTACGAGCAGCAATTCCCTTATGAACAACTTCAGCATCTGTTACTTCTACAAGTTCTCCTTTAATGACAAGAGATCCATTGTCAATAGAAACATCAATGTCTTCTTTTGTAAATCCTGCAACAGCAAGAGATAGGCGATATGTATCTTCATCTAATTTAAGAAGATCATATGGAGGATATGATTGGTTGTTTGTTTTATATACGTTGTTTAACTGTGTTAGGTTTCTATTAAACCCAATAAAAAAAGGGTCATTAAAAATGGCCCATGGATCGTTCATCATGTTATTCCCCTTTCAAGCGAATAAGTTAATGTACCCCCTTTTGGCAGGTACTTAATAATTATATCATATAAATTATAAAAGGTTTTCATTTATTTCTTTTAAAATATATTTTTTACCTTTAAAAATATTATAAAAACTATCCAAACTACCTAATTTTGACTGTGAATTTGCAAGCAAATGTCCATCAATCATTTTTTGTAGTTTATCTGTCATTACAAATTGTTTAAAATTAATATTCTCTTTAGTGTGAAATCTTAGATAATACATTACATCTTGATTTTTGACAGAAAAAGTATTAAAGTCTTTTTTTAATATAAAAGATAGTTCTAAATTACGAAACCATTTTCCTATATCATATTTACCTGGCAAAATCATACATCTTTCAGTTATTGCATTTTCTTCAAATATTGGATGTTCGTATGCTGTCATCTCTAGACTTTTTTCATCGGTAAAAAAAATATACTTATTAAGATAACTAAAAAATTTTTTTTCCATTGACCTAACTGAAACATGATCATCAAAAAATTTTTGATCATGCATTTCAGAAAAACAAGAATTATTTTCTATAGTAAAAGAGTAATTATATAATGACTTTACAGCATATAAGTTTTTTAATGAACCATTAAAAGATGGACAATGATTTACTGCTAATGGAGTTCTATAGTCATCATCTTTTATTTTTTTTTCATAAAATCTTTTGCTTACTTTTTCTGGCTCTTCTGCTCTTATCCAATCATCTTCAAGACAAGACCAATATACTGTTATTGCCACACGACGCTCCTTTATCTATAGTTTTATAAAATCTAGCCCTACAGAGAATTGAACTCTGCTCACCAAGATGAAAGCCTGGTATCCTGACCACTAGACGATAGGGCCTTGGAGCGGAAGACGAGACTTGAACTCGCAACAATCTGCTTGGAAGGCAGAAACTCTACCAATTGAGTTACTTCCGCAACATTCTTTTATGGCTTTACCCAAATTCCCAGAAGTTCTTTGAGTTTATTAATTTTTGCACTTAATAAACGAAGATTTCTAAAAGCAACTTCAATTGAAATTTCAGAAAAAGATTTTCTTTCATCAAAACTTAATGACTCATAACCATCAGTTGTTGTGACTGAAACTGTTGCTCCAACACTTGACTTTGGCTCAATTTCTTTTTCTACATTCAATAAACTATTCCCAAGGGTATCTTCATATTTAAATGTATATGCGCTTCCATTAACTGTAGCAGTAGTAGCACTAATAATATTATTATTTTCATCATATTCAATTTCTGAACGTGTAATAGGAATGTTTCTATTTACAGCAAAAGTTCCATCTTGAGAGTATGTTGCAGTTCCAGCACCATTCCAATAACCACCACGATTTTCACCTGTAACTGGATCGGCAGCCACTTGAAGAACGACTTTCTGTCCACCAAAAGTTCCAGTTTCACACGCTGCACCACATATAATAATGTTTGTAACATTGTTGTTTTCATCAAGTACAGCATATGTTGGATCTGCATTTGCAGTTGAAACATTTAGAATTAATAATCCTGAAACAACTAACGTAATAAACTTTATTTTATTTTTCATTATTACTCCTTTATTTTAAATACAACTTGACATGGGTCTCCACCTGATTCCCACTCTTCTTGCTCTTCTTCTGTCATGTATGGATCTCCATCATGAGTATTGCAGAACGGCTCTGTTATCCATCCCCGCTCAATTCCATTTTCAAGCCAGATGTCAAACTCTTTATTTTCCGACTCTTTGCTTTGAATATTTTTTAATATTTCTTCAAATTCTTCCATACTATAAGTATATCCATTTCTACAATAATTGTCAAGTTTAAATTCTATAAATAAGATTTTGAACTTCTAAAAATTTTTTTATATCCACTATGAATCTTAGTTGTTAGGATATTTCCTATTTTTTGTGTTTCAAATGCAGTTCCTCTTGTTATTTCACATTTCCAGTCTTCTCTTTTAAATGGTATTATTTGCATCATTGGAGTTCCTTTTTGAATTATTCCAGAAAAATCTTTTTTTAATACAAATGGAGTATTTATATCTCCATGATATGTATCAGAATCAACAATGCCACTATATGAATAAAATGGTAAATTTTTATATCCAAATGGGTGTGTAATTAGTGCAGAGTATCCTGGAGGAGTTTTAATAATCCAATTAGTTAAATATTTAAAAATAGATTCTGAGTATCCCTCTGGGATTTCTAATCCATCTACTTTTCCTGCCAGGTGTTGTTCAGCAACTGGTCTGTAAGTAGCCCATGTTATAAGTGGATTATTTTTATTACTTACAACTTCTATATCAGCATGAAGTGGGATTATATATCCAGCGCTTAAAACATCTAAAACTGGCATGCATCTTTTAAATGTAGAAAGAGTAAAATTTTCATTATTTGGATGTTCAAAACTTGATTTTGAGTTTTTCCACCAATCTGGAATTGATTTATTTGCTGGATATGGTTTTTCACAAAATTCAAAAGTCATTTCGTCTATAGATCTAAATTCTATAATCATATAATAAATATAGCCTTAAATGCTTACTACGTCAACTGGACCCATGCAAGATGGATTAAATTTAATTGCTGCATTTACTGCAGATACAACCCTATTCCTTGCATTTTTTTGTTTATCTGTTGCATATAAAACTCCGTATGCATACTCAGACCCAGAACCCATTGCTAAATAATCAATTGTATATTTAGATAAAGACATATCTACAGAACTATGCTCATATATTTGTCCACGAACAGCAATAATTAAACCAAGATCGCCCTCTTTTGATGTATCAACCCAAAAATCATTATAAAATTCTCTAAGTTCTTTAATAAACTTAGTCTGCATAAACTTATCAGTATCTTTAATATTTGGAGCAGTTGGCTTAAAATTATAACGAATTCTTTCTCCGTCCATTGACCCAGCATATCCAATTAAATATGGACCAATTTTCCAAACCTTTGGAGCATCAAGTGCTAAGATTGTTCCATCATCACTAGCCCCACGATCACCAGCCATATATATCTTATCTTCATGGCGAACTACAGCAATACAAGTCATCAGAATACCCCTCAAGAATGCGGTATATTTAGTATACCAGCAAAACTTTAAAAGGTCAAGCAGGCTATTTTATATTTTGACCGCAAGATGGGCAGGTTTTTGCTTTATTTTGAGATTTTTTAGCAGTATTTGCTGTGGCAGAGGCTCCAAATTTTGGACGACCAAACCCAACAATTGAGATTAATACTCCAGCCTTATTTTTCTTATAGGCACGTAGTTGCTTGCAAACCTCTCCGCCATTTCTTTGGCTTCCAGATTTCTTTGAAGATGTATTTCCTTCAATGCACCAAACGGTTCCGTCTTCATTATCTTTAACAACAATTCCTACGTGAGACACCCTATCAACGCCATCTGAAGGGAAATCAAAATAGGCTATATCTCCTGGCTCTGGATCTGCAATGTCTATATCAATCCATGAGTTTGCTTTTTTAAATGCTGTTACTCCTGCTGGAGTATAGACTGTATTAGGAATTTTTACGCCAGCCTCATTACCGCACCAGTTTACGAAACTTCCGCACCATGGTTGAAAGTTAGCCTTTGTGTAAGCACCATACTTTGTTTCGTTATCTTTAGGACCTTCAATAGTCCCAATTTCTGCTGTAGCAACTTCAATTAAACGTGCTGCTGTGCCTTGTTCTGCCATTTTTATTTATCCCAATTAGTATCTACTGGTTGTTCTTCTGGCATTTGTCCATCTGGCTTTGCTGCCAAACGTGCTGCTGTTGCATCAATTTCTGATTCTAATTTTTTATCTGCTTGCATATTTTTAGCATCTGTTTCTTTATTTGCTATCTGTGCAGTCATTACATCTTTGGCACCATCTCTGCCAATCAAGATACCAGCAAGTGTTCCAGTAATAAATGTTGCCACAGATGACAAAACGTTGAAGAACATTTTATCGTTTTCTGACACACTGCCAAGTGGTTGAGTTACAAAAACAAGGGCATATAAAATACCCATTGTTGTAAATAATAAAATTGCTCCTAATGTTAGTCCAAGAAAAAATTTTAATCTTGCTTCTAACTGTTCTGTAGTATATTTTTCTCTCATTTTATTGTTACCTCTCTTGGATCATAGCCATAAATATCATCTATGCATTCTCCATACCCCAAACAAGTTGGTGGGTTACATGACTCTTTATTCCAATTTTCTGGATCTTGACATGTATAACGATAATGATTAGCGCATCCAGTCAAAGATAGGGCTAATAGTGATATAACTAGTAGGCTACGAAGGGTTTTCATAACCTTTATTATACTATACTATTACTCTTTGTCTTCACGAATGCCAATGGTCATAAACCATAAGGCAATTGATGCTAAAGTTACATATCCTACTACTGTCTTTGCACTACCCTCTAAAACTACCCACGCTACAAAGAAGCCTAGAAATGTAAAGTTTTCACTCAGAATCGCCATGATTCTCTTCTTTAACCAGTTCATTATCTTCTCCTTATCATTGCACTACCAACTATGACCTGTCCAACTAGCACTGCTGCTACAAGGACTTCTTTAGCCTTTTGTCTTTCTTGTGGAGACATATCAGCACCAATACTTACTAATGCTAAGAATACCTCACATTTTTGTTCTTCTGTTAAGCCTTCAATAGCCTCATCTGGATTAAAACATCCAGCGATTGCTCCTACCAAAGCAGCAGGAGATTCAAGGGTAAGAAGGGCTGATGCTACCTCTGCTGTAATAACAACAGGATTTCCATTTAAATCTTCTCTAACTTCTACTGGAATTTGTGGTGGAAGATCACGATATTCAAGTCCCGCTGCTTCTATATTTGCTGCAGTAACTGGCTCACCATCTGCTGATGCAATCAAAACTTCTGCAACCAAATCTTTTTCTGCTAGGGTAAATGTTCCATCTGCAGTCAATGCATCTGATAAATTATTTACTTCTGCATTTGTAATTTGTCCATCAGCGTTGAGTGCGTCTACAATTAATGCTGATTCGTTAGCACTTAAAGTTCCATCTGATATTAATTGATCAGTTAATGTATTTATTTCAGATGATGTTATTTCTCCATCAGACATAAGAGCATTTAATACCACTTCAGCATCTGCTGCTGTTAAATTTCCATCTGCAACTAAATTTTCTACTACTGAAATTATTTCTTCAACGGTTAATGGTGCTTCTTCTTCTGGAGCAAAAGGCTCATCTAGAGGTGGTTCTTCAGCAGGTGGTTCCTCAACAGGTTGTTCTTCTACGGGTGGCTCTTCTACTGGAGGCTCTTCCACTACAGGTTCTTCTATAGGAGGTTCTTCAGCAGGTGGTTCAACGGCAGGAGGTTCTGACACTCCTCCACCATTTAAGTTTGCACTTTGTGTTGCAGGTATAGAAATAACAGTTTCAGTATAACTACTTACAGGTCCAGACCAGTTAGCAACTCTAATAGTATATGTAGCACCTTCTGTTAAACCAGTTAATTGAATAGAACTTGGAGCACCATCTGTATTTAATGTTTGTCCAGCATAGGGATTTTCTGCTGTTGGATCATTAGCAATAACCTGATAAAACCATGTATTAGGAATAAATCCAACTGGCAGTTCTGGTGTAATGATAACTGTTGTTCCTTCAATAATAGGCTCTGCAAGTATTGGAGCAGGTGTTGGAATATTATTATTAATAGTATTAGTTAGTATTATGGCTCTTGCATCTAATGTTGTTTGTAAAGTGTTTTTTGTTGATATAGCAGAGTTAACTGTATTATTCAATGATGTTATATTAATAGCATTTAATGCAGAAGTATTTGATGCATTTTGTGCAACAACTGGAGAAAGACTTTGATTAAGTTGAGTAATTGTTGCATTTGCTGCATCTACTGCTGCTTGAACAGTTGATGTATTTAGATCTACATATGGAGTAAATAATGCACCTTGACTTATTTGTCCAGCAAAACCTGATCCAAGGTTTGTATCTATAATATTAGTTACTGCACCACCAGTTGTTTGTCTATAATTAAATCTAGCACCATTTGGAATTGGACCAGTAGCGGTAACATCTGCCATCCATGCCCCATCAATTGGATTTACATCAGCATTAAATCTAACTTGAACCATCTGTGTAGAAGCATCTCGTTGTGGATAAGGACGAAGATCCCAAGCAATATCTAAACTTGTTCCAGTAGTTGCATAAGTAATTCCTGTTCCTGTACTCCAGGTTGTCCAATCCCATCCAGCAATAGAAATTGATGGAGCATTAGGTGTTGAATAATAGTTTGATCCTTCATTTACACCAAATGTTATTGTTGCATTTGATCCTACATAAATATTATTATATAAAGTCTGTCCCATCAATAGATTAAATGGCAAGTTCATTCTAACTCCAGCATCATCCACATTGGCCAAAACATTTGTGCTGGTTCCAATTGTTGCCTGTAATGCATTTACAGCATTTTGAGCATTGTCAATTGCTATGTTTGCTTGGGTTAGTTCTGTTTGTGCAGTTGCTTGAGCAGTAACTGCTTCTGATTTTGCTGTAGTTACTTGAGATATTTCTGTCTGTGCTGCAGTTGTATTAATATTATTAATGGCAGTTTGGGCAGTTGTTATAGTTGTTTTAGCATCTTGAATAATTTCAGAACTTTGATCTATTGGATTAACTGTTAAATCAATAGCATTAACTGTATTGATAGCATTTTGAACATTATTTACACTTGTTTGTGCTGTAGAAATTGTAGGTGCTATTTGAGATACCGCTGTTTGAGCCTGTGATAGTTCTGTTTGTGCCTGAACTACTTCAGTAGTTACAGTTGTAGTTGCATCTATAGCCTGCTGAACCTCTGTAGTGGCTGTTCCAAGTGCTGTATTGACTGCTTGTTGAGCAGGACTTACAACAACCTGAACAACTTCATCAATAGCGTGAGCACGATCAGGTGCCATAATTCCAAAAATTGTTATGCATAGCCCTACCCCAAAGCCTATTAATAGTTTACGCTTTAGGTTTTTCAATTTGGGGGCTAACTCCTATGTTTAACTATATGGTTAATTATATCATTTTTTATTTAATTAAACAACAAAAGTGCAATAAAAAAGAGGGCAGAAATTAATCTGCCCCCTAATTTATTAAGAATTTACTTCTTTAGAAGTGCCTTCTGTAGTGCTGCAATCTGCTTGTTGATTGTTGCAATAAGTGCAACGATCATCTTTAGAATTTCAGCATTGCTTACAGTAGCAGTTGATTCTGCAACCTTGTATGAAACTACTTTAGCAGAATCTGTTGATACGTATGCAGGTAGATCAACTACTGCATTAAACGCACCAGCATTATTACCAACGGTAAACTGATAAATCTTTGATCCGTTTGTAAATGTATCTGTTGAAGTTGCTGTTCCTATTAGTGTCATTCCACCAGCAGAGATTGCTACTCCAGTTCCAAGTGTTGCTGCATCATAAACCTTTGCACCTGAAATATCAGTTGCAGAAACAGTTAACTTTGCAATTTCGCCTGGAAGGTATGATTCTTTGTCAAACTTTGCTGTGTATTTATTAACACCTTGACCGCAACGTGCATCAAACTCATTTGAGTAGATTACGCTTAGATCTGCAAGTGTATGCTTAATACGTACCTTTGTTGAACCTGATGTAGAGGCACATGTCCATCCACCAGTTTGCACTACTGTAGCAGATGATGCTCCAGCAACAGAAACGGCAGTTACCTGTGCGTTATACTTTGCAGTATCAGCAGTTGGAGTGATTCCAGCAAGTTGATTTCCAGAAGCATCCTTGACTGCAAAGTCATATGTTCCTGTACGTGTTCCGCCTGCTTGTGCAATGTCTTCACCAGAAACTACAATAGATGCAGCCTGTCCAGTAAATGTAATTGACTTAGTTGTTAATACTGTTCCATTGTATGAAATTGTGATTGTTGTTGCAACTGGCTTGTTCTCATTAGCAGTACCCTGCTTAATGTGAAGAACACCACCTACGCCGTTCTTTGCAGCAAATGAAACTTGTGTGCTTGGAGCACCGTCCCATGCAACAACTGCTCCATTTGTAGCGGATGCTTGTAGAACACCATTAGTTGCAAGTGTAGCATCATATCCGTCTTTTGCAAGAACGTTTACATATCCTGTTCCACCATTTACAACTGTTGTTGATCCAGTAACGTCTACGCTAGAGGCAAGAGTTCCTTGTGTTGCTGTATCTTGAACACGACCAAAACTGTTTGCTACAGAAAGAATATCTGTCTTTGCAACAGTTCCAGCATAAATTGTCTTGATATCAATAACAGAAATTGCTGCTCCAACTTTTTTCTTTTGAGTTACTGTAATTGTGCCTGAGCCATTAACAGTTAACTTTACATTTGTAGGCAATCCAACAGCACTTGATGTTGTAGCGGTAAATGTAAATGCCTTACCTAAATTGGTAAGTGTTACCCCAGTAGGGTTTGATCCTGCTGCTGTGTAATCAGTAAATGTTGCAGGACCAGAAATTTCTAGTGAAACATTATCGTCTGCTGTAGAAGCCAAGGTATCGCTTGTTGTTAGTGCAAGAACTGCATTAACTCCAGCCTCTGCCTTAGTTGTGTCTGTCAAAACTGTTACTCCACGAGAACCTGCAGCCAACGAATCTGATAATACATATCCGTTAGTTACTGCTGCTGATGCTTGAGGAATTGCAACAAAAAATGTGCTTGCTACTGCTGCAGCCGTAACAAGTGCGATCTTTTTAAATGAATTCATCTTTCTCCTTGTTTAGTTTATATTATATTTAATCTATCAAGAAAGTCTCTGATATCTTCAGGCATTTTCTTGTTATCTAATTCTACCATAGCCCTCTGCTTCTCTGCAAGTCGTGTAGAGGAAGACCAGGTATGGATATCAATCTCAAGATTGGTATCCTTTGGGGTATGTGATATTGCTCCAAAAACAGCGCCACATACAGCGTCTGCTAAGTCTTTAGATTTTTTTCTAGGGTGATCAACACGATTACCCATCATTATTTTTAATTCTGACATTTCTTCTAACAGTAATGGAATCATAGGGATTGCAACACGCTCTTCATAAATCATCATTGCAAGATCTTCATAATGTTTTTTAGCAACAGAAACAGTATCAGTTCTTATTCCTACTGCCTTTAATTCATTTTGAATATCAAATGATTGCCAACGGTCAAAAGATACAATGCCAATATTAAAACCTTGTCTACGTAGATTAATAATCCATTGCTTTACCTCAGATAGGTTTACTGGTCCTTCTGATTTTGGTTCCCACCATGCAACTGCATCCACTATTACGATTGGGGCTACTTGTTCATAATCTTTAATTACCTGAATATTTACCCACTTATCTACGTGAGCAATTGCTACCGCACATTTATCGTGTTTTTGTGCAAGGTCAGCATGGATATAATAAACTTTGTCTGGGTCTGGTTTAAAGTTTTCTGAGAATCTTCTAAAACTATCAACAGGGTTTGCTAATGTCATACACTTTATTAACTTATCTTTTTGTTTAAAAAATGCATCTGAAGAGTATGTTGGTGTACAAAGAAAACGCATCATTGCATCTCCAAGGTCAGTTAAAAATGCAATTTTAAAATCATCAATCTTGCGTGTTGGGTTTACTTCCCACGTTGGACGTTTAAGTGCTAGTATTTTTGGAATTTTATAAGAAAGAATATGGTCTTCTTCCCAAGTTATTTCAAATTCATTATCTGGACCTTTTGGTAATTCTTCATTAATAATAAATTTATGTCTGCGCTCAATTGTTTCTTTTTCTGCAATAACAGAATCATATCTTTGAGAAATAAAGTCACCTTGATATCTTGGAAATGAAAGTAAAACAACTTTTCCAAGATCTGGAAAACGAGAATCTACGGTACCACGAAATGCTTTATAAATGTTGTCAGCAGTTTTCCCTTGTTCATTACCTGTATTATTCTCAGATGCAAAACCAGAAATTTCGTCAAGAACTGCAAGGAACAAGTTTAAACCTTCATGCGATTCTCTTTCTGAGTGTCCAGAATAAACAGTAATTGCTTTATCAAACTCAACGGAGTCTGCTTTTGGATTATACTTTCCAGCAAACCAAGGAGACTTTTCAATCTTAGTTTTAAAACCTTTAAAGAAAACATTCTTAGCCTGTTGTGCGTTAATGGCAACGTTAATAATATCTATAGCATCTCCAGATGGTTTTCCATAGTATGACGCTGGATCTTTGAGACATAATAATTTATATACTACATATGCACAGGCTACTGTTGATACGAAGTCTTTACCGCTACCCTTGCCAAGTTGAAGAATAATTTCATTTTTTGTATATTTATTAAAATAATTTAATCCTTCTACGCTTCCATAAAGTTCTTGTAAATCTTCTTTACGATAAATCTGGCTCATTGCCTCAACAATGTCATATTGAACTGAAGATAGTTGTGGCTGACCTAAATATTCTGGAGACTCAACAAATGTTTTTGCATCAACAGGTTTTTCAACAAAGTGATTTTCTTTAAGTACTTCAAAAAAATCATTGAACATCGTGGACAACTGTAATCACTTCGCCCTCTTTGGCAATAGCCGAAAGTTTATGCATAATAATATCACGAACCTCTGGATGAGAAGATGCAATGTCTCTAAGTATTCCAACAAGAACTTCTTGTTTACGTTCAATCTCAATCATTTCTTCTGCAAGTTCTTTGTTTTCAAGAAGGCCAGCCTTTTGCAACATGTCCATTCTTTTAGATTCAATATCCATAACAAGTTTTATTCCTGCTGTTTTTGCACTTAGGTTGCTTGTTAAACTTGATTCATCAATAACTTCATAGGCTTTTGTAATAAGTTTTGTATAGTGTGTGTCTGCACCGACCAGAGCCTCTTTAGCACGAGCACGTATTGCATCATTTGCAGATGCCATAACCTTCCACTCATTAATTAGTTGGACAACACGAGTGCGTGGAATTTCAAGTTCTTTAGAAATAACTGTTGGATCATTGCCTTTTAAATATTCAGTTACAACAGTATTAACCTGGTCTAGGTGATCCACTAAATCTTTTTCAGTTGACATTTTTTTCCTTTGCTATTTTAAGCAAAACTAAATATCCAATAAGGTCGTCAATGTCGTTGTCTCCAACGTACTCAGTGCCCTTCATTAATCTACTTAACTTATCATCAATTCTAACTCTAAGTTGTTCTGCTGGATCGGCTTTGCTAAAAATTCTAACAGGGTCTAGTGCAGAATCTCCATATGCAATATTTTTTTCAATAAGCATTTGTGCTATTGCGTGACATGTTCTCCAAATTTCATTACCAGATGGTGCGCCAATGGAGTTTAGATACAGGTCTTGGCAACTAAATTCTGTAACATCTGGAAACACTGGGTTTAGTTTCATCGCTTAGACTTCCTCAATCCAAACTTTGCAAGGTAGACATAAACAGTCTCTACTGTACATCCACACTCCTTTGCAATTTCTTCTGGAGTCTTTTTATCCATAACATAACGTTTACGCATAAAAATCTCTGATGTATATAGTTTAGCAGCCATAAGATTATTTGTCAACTTCCGCCTCAGAAATATCATAGTCATAGGCATTTGAATCTTCTAATACCCATTTATCATAACTTTCAACGTCCCATTTGTTTGTATTAATCAGTCTTTGAATAACTAGATCTTTTTTAGTTACAAATGATGGTTCTTTTAATCTAATGCGATTATTAGGCTGTATTGCAAAATTTCCATCATCTCTTTGAATAACATGACCACATTTATGTTGCCCTGGGTTTTCTGAATATCCATCATCTAGGATATTGGTTTCAGGATTATGCCAATCTAAAGTAAATAAATATTTTCCACCAACGTTATTTTTATTTCTATCTATATATGACATTCTCATATTATTTAAGTTTTCAAATTTTGTAACTGCTATATATGGACTAAAAGAATTCCAAAGCACAAGGTTGTAGATTGGCTCTTCTGGAACACCTGGTTTTGTACAAAATGCATTGATTGGCATTCTCCACCAAATTCCTCCATCTTCCATTAAGAAGTGAAATAAAGGACTTCTGCTTTTAATACTTGATACGCCAAAGATGACACATGGAAAATATTTATCATGACTATCTTCCTGGTCTCTTAAAAAATTACCACGTACATAACATTCAATTGGTGGTATGTTTGCATTTAACTCTGGCATTATTCTTTGCTCCTCTGGATTGTTTTAAGTTTATCCCAAAATCCTCCAGGATTTCCTTGATAAGTTTGCCCAGTTTCACGATCTATTAATAACCATTTTTCTGGACATAACGTTTTAACTATTAACAAAACTTCTGAATCTTCTTCTTTAAAAATAAAACTGCTTCTATTCATTATATCCTACTGCTTTATCCCAATTATTAATAGCCCAATGACCGATACCACAAGCGTCAGCAATGTCATTATCGTTAATAATTTTATCATAGTTAATTTCAATTAACTTCATTGTCCTTTCTTTTCTAAACTGTCTTTCATATGTTTTATACCAAGAATCTGATTTTCCAGGATTCTTTGATCTAAGTAACAATTGTTCTTCTTTTGTTAATTTTTTATTACCAAGATAGTTTTGCCAAGTAATTGGAGAAACTTTTCCAATTGTTTTAATACCATACATGGCAGCAGCCCCTAACAACGCTCCTTGAACTAGCGCCAAATCAGCAGCAGTTTTTGGACTATTCATAAACACAGTGTGCTCAATGACAATAGCATCTGTTTCTATTACTGCATCAAAATATGCTAATGTTTTTCTTGCTGCATCACCAATTTTTTCATAAATGTCTTTGCCTTGAAAATTAATTTTACCAAACTGTGTTAATTCTTTATCAACAAAAAGTGCATATGCAAAACTGTTAGTGCTAGCATCAATAGCACATATTCTTTGTGGCTTACCAGTCTTGTTCATAGTCAACAATTCCTTTTAATTGTTTTAACATCTTATCTACTTCTTTTTTACTTATATTACAATTAGAGCAAAATCCAGAGTCATTATATATTGATAGTTGCTCTCCACAACCACCAAGACATATTCTTTTTTTACCAATCCTTCTTTGTCTGCGAGTTATTTGATATCTTTCTGCTATCTTTTCTTTTGTTGCATCATCTCTGCATGATTGTCCACAATAAATTTGATAACTTACTTTAGGCTCAAAATGATTATCGCATCGTTCACATAGTTTCACTTAACCCCTCCAGGGATTTAAGTTTAATCACTCCAGTTCCTGCATCTGCACATGCCTGTTGAATAGGACATGTTTTACAGATTTTTGAGTTTGAGCGATAATTTTTTGTAGGTAATGTGCGATCTACCCAAGCCTTGCGAACATCACGCATCCATTGAAAAGTATTATCAATCCATTGGCGATAATAGTCATCTACTTCAACTGGAAGAACTAATAATTCATGATTGTTTTTATTTTCATAAATTAATACACCTTTTTTCTTACCAAGAATTTTCATGTAAATAAGTAATTGAATTAGGTGTCCTAATTTTGGCTTCATTGAATTTTTACGATACTCAAAACCTTCATTAAGCATTGTTTTAATTTCTCCAACAATTTCTTCGCCTTCCCACTCAAGCATGGCATCCCCGTAACCAAATATTGGTGGATCGTCGTATCTAATTTTAAATTCTGTTGTTGGTTGATTGTCATCATCTCTGAATATTTTTGCTACTCCAGCATTCATCATTGCTGATTGAATTCTTCCGTGTGAAAGAGTACCAGCAGTCATATTTGCTGCACCATATGCGTCTGCATTATCTTCAAATGTAGCACCGTCAAACGCTAAGTACCAATATCTAGGACACTCTCCATGGCTGTATGCAATAGTTGATGGAGCAAATGTTTTCTTTGTTTGAAATTTTGGTCCACGATTAACAACATATCCAGATTTTATTTTTTCAATTAAGGCATCTGAATTAAGTATATTGTTCTTGTTAGAAACACTTTTTATCATAACGCTCTGTAGTAAATTTTTTGTCATTTTTATCCCTTGTTTGTATTTAAGTATACCAGTTAGCGCATTATGTACTTGAGTGCTGATACTAGATCGTTAATTGATTGTGCTGCTGTAAAATATATATTTTTCTTTGCCCTGTCAGATTTATCAACATTTGCCATCCAAGTAGCCTTAAAAGACATCTTGGCAGCAATAGCCTGTAGTCTTACTATTTCAAGACTAGCAGCCTGCAAGGGAATATCTGGCTTAATAATAATCTTTGCGATCATAGTTAGTGCAACGGTTAACTCTTCATCTTGCATATAGTCTGCAATTTCTGTTAAGCCATTAACCATATCAAGTGTTGTTTTTTGTGGTCCTGTGTCAGACATTTTTATCCCCCTCTGTTAATTGTTCTAGCATGTTCATTTCAATTATAGCAAGTCTTACTTTTGTATTACCTTCTCCAAGAACAACAACTATTGCAGGAGATTTATCTCTGCCAGCCTGTATGGAGTCTGTAACGGCTTTAGCCCATACGTCTTTGTTTAGAGTAAATGATTTATTGGCTTCTTTAAAATCAACAACAAAATTTCTCCAAGTTGCATCACCTTTTTGAGTATTACGACCAGAATTTTTGTGTTGCTTTGCACCAATTCTTTTTGATTCATTTTTTTCACTCATCAATAAAATCCTTTTTCTTTTTCTTTTGAGGTAAAAGTCCAACTTTTGAAATATGTTTTTTTGAACACATCCATGTTGCATCCCCTGATTCAATCCAATATCTTAAAGATGTTACTTCTTCTTGACAAGTTTTACAAGGAAACTTACCAGGGTATACAGAAAACTTTTTATCAAGCATTAATTATTTTTAACTTAAGTTGTTCTTGCAACTCTAAGTCTTCCTTAACTCTATTAATAAAGCCATCACGTCCTTGCACCTTTGTACCATCATCTAGTTGATACCAAGCACCAGTTCTGTTAACAAGCCCCATTGACTCTGCAGTATCAACAAGATCGCCAATTGTATCAAGCCCAATGTCATCACCTCTGAAATAAAAGTCATATTCTCCAGATTGGAAACCTGGTGAAGTTTTAGAGAATTGAAGTTCCCAGCGAATTTTTCTGCCAGTTTTTTCTTCAATTAATTTATCTCCAACTTTAATCTTACCTTTAATTGCTTGATTATCTGATTCAGAAGAAAATAGTTTTATAATGCAAGATGAATAAAACTTTGTAGCCTGTCCACCAGAAGGCTGTTGACTTGTATACATTGCATTAATATTATTGCGTGATTGAGAGATAAGCACTAACAATGTTGGCTTAACTTTATTATTAGCATAATTTAACATTTTCCAAGCATTACTAAAGTCACGAGACTCTGCACCAATTTGTTTAGTATTTTCAAGAGCCTTCATCTCATCTGAATCTTTTTCAAAATATATTGCAGGAAGCATTGATGTAATAGAGTCTACAACAATTAAATCTACTCCAGCATTCATTAACCCAACACCAACATCAACCATATCGCTGATTGTTCTTGCTTGTGAATAAATTAATTTAGTTGGATCTACACCCAATTGTTTTGCCCAGTCTTCAGAGTAAGACATTTCTGAATCAATCCATGCACAAACTTTGCCTTCTTTTTGTGCTAATGCAATCATTTGTAGACACATTGATGATTTGGCTGAAGACTTGCTTCCCCAAATAAGAACTTGACGACCATATGGAAGTCCACCACCTAATGCACGATTCAATCCAAAACTTGGAGTTGGTTGATACTCAAAAGTAATTCCTTCTCCTGTACTTAAACGCTTACGCAATCTGGGATCTAGTTGTGCTAATACATCTTCTACGCTAACTGACATTTACATCCTCCATTATTACTGTGCCATCTTTTGTTTTGCCAAAACTAAATCTATAAGCGTTTCCTTCTTGAATATGCATATACGCTTTTGGAAATGCAGTTGGAAATACTGTAACAGAATGCAAATCTCTTGCAGTATCTGCTAAAGTAAGCGATGCCATTTTTTTTCCAGTTTTTGTAATTCTTGATTTAAAAGAAACAACAAACATTTCATCATCTTTGTATGGCAGTTGTTTATAGTTTAAAAATTTTACAAGAGCATCTGATGAACTTTTTAATTCATCAACTGGTATTGCAGACAAAATACGATTATCACTTACTAAAATCAAACAAGTTTTTCCAGTTTCAATTTTTGTTTGTTCTTCGTCAAAAATTCCAACACTACCAGTCTTATCAAGTATTTCAACTCTTGACCAGCCTTTACCACGTTTAATTGATTTAACCATGCCCATAATGATAAATGATCCTTTTTCTTCAAAATCTTCAATTGGTTGAATAAAGGCATAATAGTGCGAAGGAACTGTAATATTAAATTCTGGAAGATTTAAATATTCATATAGGTTTTCTTTAATTTCATTGTCGTTACGTGGATTATCAACAAAAGTTGCTGCTCCAGTTAATCTTAATGCGCTTAGTGCTCTACTGTTTACTCCATTACCTTTAGTAAATGTAAACTCTTCAAGTTCTTTGTAAGTAGCAAATGGTCTTGCTGCAATATATTTAGATGCAATATTATCTGAAATAAATTTAATTCCAGTTAGTCCAAAACGAATTCCCTTACCTTCAATTTTAAAATCTAGATCTGAATCATTAATGTGTGGAAGTTTAACTGAAATACCCATGCGTTTTGCTTCAATTAAATATTCTGTACGACCATCTTTATCTTTTTCATTTTTAAGAAGGGCAAACATAAACTCTAACGGATAGTAGTATTTGAGCCACGCTGTCCAATACGAGAGAGTACTGTAAGCAACGGCATGCGATTTGTTAAACGAGTAGCCTGCATGTGCTTCAAAATCATGCCACAAATCCAAAGCGGAATTAGGAGTAATATACCTAGAGGCACCAGTAACAAACCTATCACGGAATTCATCAAATTCTTTCGCATCTTTTTTCTTTCCAATAATTTTACGAACTTTGTCAGCCTCTGCCATTGTCATTCCACCTAGATGAACGCAAGCCTGCATAACTTGTTCCTGATATAGAATACACCCATATGTATCGCTAGTAAAATCTTTCATAATTTGATGTATATAAGATACATTTTGCTTACCGTGTTTACGAGCAATATAGTCTTTACCAATTGTATTCATTGCTCCTGGACGCACTAGTGCATTTGAGGCTGCTAGTTCATTAAAATTCTTTACCCCCATTTTTACTAGAAGGTTTGTGTATGGAGTTGCTTCACACTGAAACACACCCTTAGTGTATCCATCAGAAAGCATCTCATAAATCTTTGAATCTGCCATGTCAAGAGTAAGTAGGTCAACATCTACATAGTGATTTTCTTTAATCATAGATACTGCATCTTGAATAACGCTCAAAGTTTTTAGTCCAAGAGCATCAATTTTAATTAAGCCAATTTTTTCTGCTTCACTCATATCAATTCCAACAACAGGAATTCTTTCATCTGATCCTGGTGACGAACGAGTTTCTAATGGAGCATATCTAAATATTGGATCTTTACTTGTTACAACTCCTGCTGCGTGAATTCCAGTACCACGAATTCTTCCACGTAACTGATCTCCATATATAACAACTTCTGGATATTTTTCTCTAAACCAAACAGTATTCTTGGATGTGCAAAACTCATCCCAAGTATCAACAAGTTTAAGAACTTTATTAACATCTGTTAAAGGAATATCAAGAACTCTAGAAACGTCTCTTACTACTCCTTTATCTTTAAATTCAAGGAATGTAGCAATAGATGCAACGTGTCTATACTGTCTAACTAAATAATCTTTTACATCATCACGTCTTGTGTCTTGAATATCTGTATCAATATCAGGAAAGTCATTACGCTCTGGATTAATAAATCTAAAGAAAAGAAGTCCGTGTTCTAATGGATCAATATCTGTAATTCCAAGTAGATAACAAACTAATGATCCAGCAGAAGAACCACGACCAGGACCAACCATGATGTTTTCTTTTTTAGCCCAAGAAATCATATTTTGAACTACAAGAAAATATGGTGCAAACTTTTTATCCCGAATAATTGCAAGTTCTTCGTCTAATCTTTGTTCATAAATGTCATTGCCGAGCCAATTAGAGTTAAGTCTTTTTTCTTCTAATGCAGTAAATGCTAAGTTTGCCAACTCTTGATCTGGATTTTTATATTGAACTGGAAGAAGGTTTAACCCATCTTTAATGTCATAGTCTTCTACTGTATCTGCTAATTTTAATGTATTGTTGTAAATATCTGTCCTATTAATACCCTGCGCTTCCATAGCAGACTTAATTTCTTCATATGACAACAAGTGAATATCAAATTTGTTAAAGGTAATTTGACGATCTTCTCCATAAAGATAGTCAAGGCGAGACATCATATTTTCTTTCTTTTTAGACTTTTCATATGATGCTTCTTTATTTACTTTAGCATGTGTATTCATGAGTAATTTAAACTCTTGAATCTCTCTTTGAGATGTGTCTGAATGGTGGCAGTCTGGAGTTACAACAACATCAATTTTAAATTCATCAGCAAGTTCAATAAGATGTTTATTAATTTCTGGAGTGTTGTGTGGCATAACCTCAATGTAATAATCACTACCAAAAGTATCTTTAAACCACTGTATATGTTTCTTTGCAAGAGCAAATTCATTTTCTTCAAGCGCCTTTACAATAACGCTACTTGGACATGCAGAGGTTACAATAATTCCTTCTCTGTATTTTTTAAGAATTTCAAAGTCAAACCTTGGCTTTTTAAAAAATCCGTCTGTCCATGCTATTTCACTAATTTTATTTAAATTTTCTAAACCTAATTGGTTCTTGGCTAGAAGGACTATATGGTTATAGACAAGATCTTGTTGACCTTTTCTTTCAGACTTATCTCTGCGGTCAGAGATGTCTGCACACATATAGCCTTCTAGACCAAGTATTGGCTTAATACCCTTTTCTTTTGCAGCACGGTACATTTCTCTGTGACCAGATAGTGAACCATGATCTGTAATTGCAAGAGCGGTCATACCCAACTTGCTAGCACGGTCAACGTACTCTTGTGGAGTCGCTACGCCGTCAAATAGGGAGTAGTGAGTATGAACATGTAAGCCTACGTAACTCATTTTACCAATCTGTGTTGGTTGATGAAGTTACAGATGGAGTATCAAACCCCAAATAGAATGCTTCTTGTTCAGCATAAGGAATTTTCTTTAGTGCTAACTCAAGAGGGTATGGCTTAAGTGCTGCCCAGTCAAACGGTTCTTTATCTGGTGCAGATGGAATTAGCGTATAACTTGTTTCAGTGCCCTGACCATTACGCTTTAACTTCCATGAAATATTTGAGATGCTTCCTGTTTCAAGAGCATATTCACGAATAGTATTAAATGCAGATTGCTTGCTTACGCCCATTGACCAAATAGCCACGTATGGCGCTTCAATTCCATCATCTACAAGTACGTTGCAATAAAAACGAAGACGTGCTCTCCAGCCAGCCTTTGGATCTTTGCGATGCATTTCTTCAGCCCAGTCACGGCCCTCAGATTCCATAGTATCTACAGCCTTACGCTTATAGTCTTTTGGATTTGTGTGTTCTTTAACAACCAGTGCTAATCCACGTTCTGGATTATAGTTTGCAGAGTCTTCATCAAGTTCTTCAATGAATCTGATCTTTGCAGATTGTCCATCAGCAAGTTTTAACCATCTTACCTTTGGTGAGTTTTCGTCATACTTTGGTTTATCAACTAGGGCATTAATGTTCTTGAGTCCCTTTACAATAGTCATATTATTTTTTCCTTTTCTGTTTTATCTATCTTAACATACCAATAATAGAATTGTCAAACTGAAATTCCAGTTTTTTAATTGCATCATCATCCATGTCGCCTATATCTTTGTATTTTTTATCTATATAAACTGATGTAACTATAGATCCAAGTTTTTCAATTAACTTATCTCTCATTATTACACCAGCATCGTCGTTATCTGCAATCAGTACAACGTTATTAAAATATTTTTCTAATAACTTTATCTGTGCTGCAGAAACATTTGCCCCTAGGGTAGCAACCGCAGGGAATCCAACTTGGTCTAGTCTAATTGCATCAAAAGATGATTCAACAACATAAACAGTGCTTGATGCTTTAATTCTATGAAGATTAAACAATACCTTACCTTTTGGCAATCCAGGTGTATTTTTAAATTCTTTTCCCTCAACAGTTCTAGCAACAAACCCTATACACATTCCATCTGGTGAGTGTATTGGTATTGTTACTGAGTCTTGTTTTTCTGAATATCCAAGATTAAATTTATTGATAGATTCTTTTGTAATACTTCTTCCTTCAAAATATCTAACTGCCCTTGGAGACTCTAATGCTTGATTAGTTAATCTTTTAATTAGAAGTTCATCATATTGTACAAATTCTGGTTTTTCAACCAAAGCCCTGTTAACTGAATCTTCAATGTTTGTTTCTTGTTCTTTGCTTTTAATATATCTAATTGATTCAAAATATGTTCTGTTAGATGTATACATTATAAATTCAATAAGACTTTTTGTTGTTTGGCATCCAAAACAAAAAAACGTTCCATGATCTTTTGATACTTCTCCAGCAGGAGTTCTATTGTTATTGTGATATGGACAAAAGACAATATAGTCAGTTCCATACTCTGCTTCAATATCAATTCCAGCACCAGTTAAAACACGACGTACCTGTTCTGCCGTATATATATCTTTAACCATTATTTATATTCTTTTCTTGTCCAAAATTTATATTTATATGTTCTAATAAATCTTGTTTTTACTATGTTGTCAAGAATAAAATCTGTTGATGCATCCCTATCCTTTTTTTCTGAAATCCAGGACTCTCTTTTTATTGGTATTAATTGTGCTATTGGAGTTCCCTCTGGAATTATTCCAATAAAATTATCTTTTATAAAAAATGGAAGAAAAAGTTTATTTGGATATTTATCTGTATCAACAAAAGCAGTTAATGTTGTAAATGGTAAATCATATCTTTGTGATGGATGAGTAATCCAAGTACTATACCCAGGTGGTGTTTTAATTATCCAATCTACTGACCAGCGAAATGAAGTTGGATTGTGTCCAGTTGGGATTGGAAAATTTCCTAAAGTGCGATCATCTTGAATATCTGCTGGGTCCCATTTAATTCCCCACTCAATATATGGTGAATATCCTTCCTCTGCGCTGTTTGTAACTAAAATATCACATGGAGTAACAAATTGATATCCAGATGTGACTGAATCAACCAATGGAACACAAAGTTTAAATGTTCCTATATCGTTATTTCCTGATTTAAATGCTTTTATCATATTGTTTTGATTATTTGAAAATAATTTTTGATTTCTATACCAAGTTGGGACATTGCTTGTTGATGGTTTTGGAATATCTAAAATAAATTTAGCAGCATCATTACCTTCTTGAAAAATAATTTTTTTATTTTTTTTAAACATTTTTATCCTCATAATCCTTATAGCGATAGTACCCTCTATCAAAATCTACTTGAACTAAAAAGTCACCCATAAAACCATTTCTATTTTTTCTAAATACGCATTCAATAATATCACTATTCGTAGCACGACCAAGAGCCATAACCCAGTCAGCATCGTATGCAATTTGTCTTGACCAAGCAGTCTGTCCAAGAGTTGGGGGACTAGACAAATCTTTAACATCATCTGGTGTAGCAGAAGAGATAGCCATAATTGGAACTTCTTCGCTAATAGACATAAGTTTTAATTCACGAGAAAGATTCTTCATGCGAACTGTTTCATTATCTGATTTTTGATTTGGAGACATAAGTTGTAAATAATCAACAACAACAAAGTCTGGCTTGTACTGATCAATCTTTCCACGTATAACTGAAGGAGTTACTTCTCCACCACTGTCATTAGATATGATGTGAAACTCTGGTTTACCCTGCAACTTATCAGCATGCCATTTTTTAAGCATATCAATTTCTACTTCGCCATTGCTTAGTTTACGATGAGACCAAAGACCTTCACCCATAATTGCAAACACACGATTACGTACTTCTGTTTCAGACATTTCAAGACTTATAACAAGTGGACTGCGACCCTGTTTCCAAGCCTGTACAGCAAAATACAGAGCCAGCCAAGACTTTCCAATACCTGGATATGCAAGGAATACTCCAAGTTGTCCTGGCATAATTCCAGATGGTAAATAATTATCAAATCCAGGAAGGCCAGTCTTGATTCCAACCTGTCCAAGGTCTTGCATTTTCTTTACATTTTCAAAATAAGCAACTGCAGAATCAAGATCAGTTACTTCAATATCTCTAATTGCAGCAGTATTCTTTTTAAGTTCTGATGTCTTAGTAATTAAATGTTCAAGAGCATTATTGCCATTACCACTTTGAACTTCACCTGCTGCATTACGTAAAATATCTTTAAGGCTATCATTTAAATATTCTGATTGCAATTCTTCAAGGTGATGCTTTGTTGCCCCAACTCCTTCTACTGGAGCAAAATCTCTAAACTTTTCTACAACTAATGATGTTGGTGGAACTGATTGATTATTTTCTGAATACTGTCTAATAAAATTCCAGACATCATTATGAGTTCTTAAAAGATTATCAACATTGGCTTGCAAAAGTACGTGAATCTGTTTATCGTTTAATACTGCAGTAATTAATTTTGCTTCTGTATTATTCACTAATCCACTTCCTTGCTAGTTCCCTGCGTTCTTTTCTTTCTTTAATATCTTGCTCTACTTCTAGTTTACCATTAAGAATTTTTTCTGCATTGTATGCAAAATAATTCCAAGTAGGATTTTCTGCTATTTTAAAATAATAATCTAATAAATCATAACATTGAGAAATACCGTATGATTCAACAAGAGCATCTGCAGCCCATTGTTCAACATTAAGATTCATATTAGACTTGGCTTCGTATCTTTGTAGATGTAATTTATTATATCTACTTAGCAAAGCCATACGGTCTTTGCGTTCAGCCATATTAGTCCTCTATGAGTGATTCTTTTGCGTCTTTTACCTTTTGAATAACTTGATTCTCAACAAATGTATAAACACGATCCATTGCATCGCTAGTTGTTTCACCTTGACGCACTTGATCTACTACTCCAAGATCAACTCTTAGAGATTGAAAATTACCTAAATTTAATGTGTATCCTAATGTTGCTGATACCTTTGTGCTGTTATTTTCTTCCATACCCCACCATTTCTTCTATTAAATATTCTCTGCCCACACAGGAATAAACCTGCCATCTTCTGTCTTCGTATATGTAAGTATACCGTCTCCCATACGCCTTGTCAATTCTTGGCTTGTAGGAGTCATATTGTTTGTTATTAGTCCATCTTTTCTTGGTTGTCCAATATGTATAGTAGCCAGTATAGCACGTATGTCTCGTACCATGCTTTCTGAATAATAAGATCTTATTCTAAATCCACGTTCACCATTTAACTTTGCCCCAACTGGTGGCGGAATCATTCCAGTTTTAATTAATTTAGGCATGTATTTTCTATGACGATTAATTAATTTAGCAGTCTCTGCTACAGTATATGCACGTTCTCTATTTTTTCTAAAATCTATACGTAAACATGTTTCAAGTCTATCTTTAGTAATATTATAAACAGAAACTAAACCAGTAGATCTTGAACTGTGATGAAGTCTAACAAGATCACCATTAAGGAACCATATTTTTTGATTGCCTTTGATTACAGTTGAGTTATTGTATGTTTCGCTCTGAATAATTCCTTTGCCAGTAACCATCTGCCTTCTTCGCTTTCTGTCGGTGGATGATAAAAAATTCTTGATCCACAGACCATACAATAAATTTCCATATGTTGCAAACCACTATATTGTCTATCAATAAATAGTCTGCCATTGCATTTTTTGCAATTAAGCATTATTAATGTTTATCCTTAGTTTGGAATTCCAACAATAACTAAATGTACTGCTAGTGATAAATCTCCAGAAGTTCCAAATCTTACAACACCTTCAATTCTTGAAGTTGTTACAGTTTTTAGAATAACATTTACATTTTGTCCTGCAGGTGTTTGTCCAATATTAACTGCTGTTGCTGAAACTATTGGAGAGTATTTAAAATCACTAAAATCATATGTAAATGTTTTTTCGTTTCCAGCAGAAACGGTTGAGTTATTTGCAACCTCAACATAGCCACCAATTATTCTAGTTTCAGATGTTTTAACATTTTGTGCACCAGCACTTACTGTATCTACTGTTGTATAGTTATATGTTGCTGATGAAACCTGTGTAGACAAATCATTTACAGCCTCAACAAGTGAATATAAATATGTAACATCAAGAGGTTGCCCTCTTTCTGGTAGTGGTACCTTAGCCATTAATTTCCTCCTCTTTTCATTATACCAATAATTCTATTCCTGAGTCGTATATTTCAAGACTTTCGTTTAGTGTTTTTTGTGATGCCTCAACCTGAACAATAACACGAACATTTGTAGTGCCAGTATTTAAAAATGAATATGTATGTATTGGTGATGTTCCATGATATGTTGGTGATGTATTATCAAAACCAACAAATATATCATATTTTGGTCTATTTAGTTCATCTCCCCAAACAACTGTAGTAATTGTTTGAGATATTTGTAATGCACCATTAACTGTAGTAATTGAATCATCTGCAATTATGTTTATTGGGGACCACTGAGATGTTCTGTTTTTATCTTCTGATACAACTCTGTATCTAAAAATATATCCAATATTTTCAGAATCAATTGCTGGAAGCAATGCCTTTTTAATAATTGCTTTTTTTATACCTGAGTCAGCCATTACGACGTTACTCCGCCTGAAACATCCACAGAAAATCTAAATTCAATATAGTTACTAGTGTTAGGATTTTTAACAATTGTTGATGCATCTTGAGTTTGTATAATTGAATATCCAGTTAAACCATAAAGTGGATTTAATGTTGAAACATTTTCTAATCTTAATGCATCTAGAGCAACATAATAATTTGGAGATGGAATTCCTATTGGTCCGCTTTCTTCTGCAAAAACACATGCATAAATTTTAACAACTGTAACAGCATTCCAGGTAAAGTTAGCAGAGGTATATAAGTCTTGAAGTTGTTTAGTTACTACAAAATATCTTTCTGTATCAAAATCATAAGCACCACCACTGCTGTCGTTTACAACTTCAGCCTCAAATCTAGCATATTCTGCAGTCTCTGTTTCTGTTGATGCAAACTCAATAAGAACTCTAACTCTTTCTGGTATGTCATTAGATGTTGCATCTTTATTAACTACAGAAAATGCTAGCCTTAATTCATCTGTTGGAGAGTTTCTTGTAAAATCAACACTAGCACCAGTTAGGTGAATATGGCTTGATCCTGGCTCTATTACAAAATGATCTTGGGCTGACCCACTTTCTTCGCTAATTGAAATATCAGCATCGTCGCCTTGAATCATTATTATATTATTTAAAAATCTTGGTCTTTCATATCTTTCAACTCTTGGAGATTTAAAAAATATTGGATTGTCTGAACTTGTTTGAAATACTGAATTTGTAACAGCAATAATATTATCGTATTCTGGTTGATCAAGTGCTGCAGAAAATGTATCAATTGCAACTGCTGCTGATGGCGTATGGTGTTGCCAATTTTCTGTTTGTGTAAAAGCAAATACTGTTTTGCTATCAAATGCACCAGCAGAAGGATTTGATCCAGCAGAGTATATTCCTACTTCAGAGATTTCATATCTTTCTTCTGTTGGTAGTTCTGCTGTTAATACAATTTTATCTAGCCCACCTTCGTTTACAAATCCCCTTGAAGAAATTGGGACACGAAACATTTCAAAATCTAGGTTTGTTTTTGTTGAATAATCTCCAAGATTGTTTCCAGTTATAAGTGGTGTTGCACCACAACCTATGGCAATATAAGATGCATATGCTGGTGCCTGACCAAGCAGGTATTTAGCAATAATTGTCTTACCAGTATTAGTTATCATGACGTATAGTCTCCAAGATTCGCTTCATATATTGTACCATTTACTGTTATTTGAGTTTCTATTTGTTCATCATTGTTTAAATTAACAAACTCAATAATAAGATCTCCAGTAGTTTCATCAAAATAAACATTCTCTCCATTTAGCCCATTGCCAACTTCAGGTATTTTATCCTCTAGTTTAATTGAAAATCCAGCAAAAAACCTATTTGCAGTTTGTTGAAGTCCTAAAATATTATTTGGATTATATTGTTGTTGAATTGCTGATAGATTTTTTATTGGTTGATAAGATATTTTTTGTCCATTGACAGTATCTGATCTAACAATACTAATTAATTCTTGACCACCAATATTTTCAAAAATAAGATCTGACATTATTTCTATTGGAACTGCTGCATCGTCAAACAAAATAGTGTCTATTGGGGCTGCTTTAACTAGTGGCGATGTTTCAAACATTCTTGCAGAAAACATTTCTGGCTCTGGTGCTGGAGGTGTTGCTTTTAAAAATGTAACTGGTTCATTGTTTGTTGGATGAATGCCATACATTCTATTATATTTAATGTCTCCAAAGTATTCTCTTTCTTTTTTATCTAAAATTGCAAGCATTCCTTGTGTATTTATGCTTCCATTAGAAAGTGTTACGGATGCTCTTTCATTTGCAGTTAACTGTTGATACTCAGGAACATCATTAAAATATCCTTGAGAATTTACGCCACCTCTTGCTGCTACTTGCTCTGCTCCAACAATGCTTATTGCTTCTGCTGTTTTTGCAGCATTAATATCTTTATTAACTGTATTATTTTTTTGGCGTTCATAATTTGCCCAATCTAAAGCACCCATATTATACCTCCGCCAAATAAAGTGTCATGTCTGGACCATTTATTTTTCTTGTATAGTCAATATTATATACTACAAACTTAGAAGTATCTGAAGTTACTAAATCTACTCCATCAGAATTTTTATAGTCAATATTTATAATATCGCCTAATTGAATTATTGGATTTGCAAATATTTTTATTCCAATAGATTTTTTAGGTTCCATTAATTTATCTGTTAACCATCCCATTAAACTTTCTGCGTCATCTTGTGTTTGTATATATGGAGTTTCTAATGTAAACTCATTATTTCCATATATCATTCTACTTAATTTAATTTTATCAAATTTTTCTTTTAATACTAAACTAGATGTAACTAATGAAGATCCAGTAAGTTCTGGGCTAGAAAGATTTCCCCTTTTCTTAAAATAATTGTCAACTGTTAATTCATGTGTTGTATCTTGTGTAAATGTTATTCCTTGAATTCTTAAATAATTACCAGTAGTTTCATCAAGGTTTAATGCTGTATCTGTAGAATTAAATATTAAAAATTCTGCACCATAAGAATCTGCATAAAAACCAGATGTTGTGTATCCTTTTATTCTATTAAATGTTGGTGATAGTTGAGCATAAAGAGCAGGGTATGCACGGTCATACTTTATATCAAAATATGCACACTCTCTCATGATTGATCCAAATTCTTCAAAATACATATTATATTTAGGTGGTTGCTGAGAACTAATGCCAGATAAATATGTTGATTTGATTATTCCACTCATTCCATACTTTCTAAATGATTCATCTGCATCTATTACCTTATCTCCAAATGCAGAAGAAATTGTTTCTCCTACTGTAAATACTGTATTTTGAGAGTAGTTTTCTGAAAGAGCGTATACGTTTTCAAACATGCATCTAGATGATCCACGAACAAAAGTAGCCATATTATTATATGTTGGAAGCGGATCTGTATCATCAACAACTTTTATTAATTTATTATTAATGTATAAATAAAACCTTCTTATTTTTCCAATGTCTTCATACTCTACTGCTAAATCATATACAGTTGGATTTTCTTCGCCAGTTGTTCTGTATTGACCAGTAAATCTTCCGTCATCAACAATAATCTTTGACAGCCCTCCCCAAAGTTTTACTGGAATTGCATTATTATTAGATGAATCTTTTTTAATTTTATAAAATACAACATTGTTAATAGATATATCAGATTGACCTTGATTATCTAATTTTAAATAAGAGTTTATATTTTCTTCTGTTAATGCAACAATTTCAAAATAATATCCATTATTTGTTTGTGGATTAAGAAGAACCGCCATTCCTCCAGATCCTCCACCAATGCTTACGTTTTGATCTGGCTGAACTCCAGGAACCTGATAATAAGTTACGCTTCCAGTTGGTGTCTGGCTACGATTTTCATTGTTTTCTATTTTTCCAACAATTCTTATTCTTGTTCCAAAATGTTTATATGCGTTATCAAGTTCTTTATAAACATAAGAAACAAGATTTATTGGTGTTTCTGTTGTTGTAAAAGAAGGACCGTTTATAACCAAAGCAGAAGATTGAATTGTTCCAGACTGTGTTGATAGATTGCTGTTTACTTCAGTTTCTGTTATGTGGCTTGACGACATAAAGTTTTTTATTGTTCCGCCTCGCGATGCTTGTCTAGCCTTTGTATCATTTATTCCAGCAGCGCCTATACTTGTTGCTGGCAAGGAAAGATTTTCTAGCAATGTTGTTGTAAATAAATATTGAGATTGCATTTCACAACCTCTTACGTAGTCATTATTTGACCAATAAGAATTAATGCCAGCAGTGTGCTCTGCAATTTCTGTTCCAAATTGTGCACGACCATGTTCTGATACCGCTCCATTTTGCAAACGAGTTATTCCATCAATCGTTTCATAATAGGGAACTGTATATATCCTAATTAATCCTGTTGGATATATTTTTCCATTAAATGGAATAGATTTAAAATAATTTTGATAATCTTGATTGCTTGTAATCCAAACATTTCCAATGCCAGTAACATTAAATTCTGCTGCATCATATTTAATTATTTCACCATTAGAATAAAAATATCCTTGGTATCGTGTAAGCCAATAAACGTTTTCACCTAAATCTATAATATTATTTATAACTGAATGATTTACAATTATTGGAGCAATTGCTGGCAGATCTGAGTTAAGTGGCATTGCACCCAAAACATACTTTCCTTGTTTTGATGCAACTTCATTTATTGTTTTTGTTGAATCAGTTCCAGAAACTTCCCATAATAATGCTGGCTTGTATATCCAAGTTTTTTCTTTATCTATCATACTTGCTTGACGTATAGATCCATAGGATCTTTGTATGTATCTAGATGTATAATTAATCTTTCCATTATTATAAACCTTTTTATCTTCTGAGGCAATAGAAATAATATTAGGCAATGTACCAGATGTTTGATTTTCAATTATTCCGCTTTGTGATTGATTATTAGATCCAGATAAAGTCATATCTGCTTCTCTTGATGTTGGCAACATATAGTTTTTACTCATCATAACAAAATTATTATATTCATCAAAAAACATTGCACTTTGTGTTGATACAGCCAACTGATTTAAAACTTCTGCAACAGTTTGATCTGGAGCAATAAAGAAAAATGGAATAATTGGTTCTGGTTCATTTTCTTCTCTATAAAAAATATAATTACTAAAACCAATATAGTCAAGCAATAAACTAATTGCATAACTAAGAGATGTTTCTGTTGTAAGAATTCTTGGTGCAGGCATTGATTCTAAGAAAAAATAAAAATCTCTTAATTGTAATTGTAGCGTTCCAGCAGTTACATCTGCTTGTGGAAAGCCATCTGAGTATAAAGTTTTAATAGGAACCCAATAGTCAAATCCTTCTACGTTTAATATCTTTTCATAAAAATTAAATTTAATATTTTTACGAATATAATCTTTTACAATACTTGTGGAATTATTATTGTTAAATGCTTGATCATCATCAAATAAAGATAGTGAGCCAGTTGATGCAAGTAGTTGTCCTACTGGTAATGCAGAATTTCCAAGATCTGAAAGAATTTTTTTAACATTATATTCAATAACTTTATCTGATATATCTACTACTAGTCTTGGAGACATTTCAATTAAATCAAACGTAGACTCAAACTTATTCATTCTTTCTACTGCTACTCTTATTCCACGAATATTTTGAAACTCTCTATACACTACATTTCCATTTATACCTTCTTTAAAATATGCAGGATTTGTAAGTTCTTTTACAAAGGTTGTTTTATTATCTATTTCTTCATTTCCAAGTATCCAGCCATAGGCAGGGACAAAGTTTTCATACTCATTAGTTGTTCCGTTCCAAATATAAAAAGTTCCAACATCTTCATTATTTTCAATTACTAAATAAGAATATCCAGTTATTGAAACTGTTGGAAGCAAAGTACTAGAAGACAGCGTTTCTGCAAAAACAAATGAATCTTTAAAGTTATCTGGGATGTTTGTTAATCCATATTGCAATTCAACATATCCATCATTTTTAACTATTTGACTTCCGTCTTCACGCAAATCATTTTCATTAAATACATATGCATCTGTCCAGTTATCTCCATTTAAATACTGAACTCTCCATCTTGTTGGAGTTGTTTTGTTGTTGTCTCCATAAAATGGATCTGCAAATGTTTTTGAAATATCTGTAAAAGTACCAAGATCAATATCCCCAACATTAGTTTGCATTTTAACAATAATTCTATTTGCTGGAACGTTTTCTTTATAAACTACAAATGGAACTGCATCATCTATGTAGTAATTACCATTGACTGTTATGTTTGCAATGCCACGCTCTGTACCAGATTCAGTTCTAAAAGATGTCCAGTATTTAAATTGATCATCTCTGGATGGCATGTAATATCTTGGTCGTCTTGCAAGATTGCTGCCAGAATTTGATAAATACTTTCCATTAAAAAATGTTGCTTTATTAATACCAGATCTTGGTCTAAATGGTTTAACGCAGTCTTCTAGTGAGTATAAAAGTTTAAGTTTTTCTTTTTTTGATGTAAATGCTTTGGGGGTTCCATTATTTTCAAAACCACCATCAACAATAACATCTGCATCTGTTGCTGCTGTATAAAAATTTCCAGTATCAGCATTATCAAATGTATTAAAAAGTGTTAAGAACTGAGAGTTTTGTTCTTGTGGTCTATATCTGTAGTTACCAAGTTTATAAATATTATCTGGCATATTCATATTCCACTCAGCAAGAACTAATGACTGAGTTTGAATTGTTGCTGATGTTTCAAAGTGATTTTTTAATTCTGTACTTTCAAACATTTATACTTCTTCCAGCGTTACCGATATATTCCAAAGATCGTGATTATTTGCTCCACGCTTTACAACAGAATAGTTAAAGTCTGCAAAATAAACTTGAATTATTTGATTATATCTGTTTAAAGCATTATATTGATAATTTTGTCCTTCAAGATTTTTATATTTATCATATGCTAAATACATCCAGAATGGTCCTTGATGATTTTCATACCAATCAAGAAGTTCTCCTCCACCTGCTCCACCATCTGCAGTATACTCATCTGTTGTTCTTATATTTGGGGATAATCCTGTTGTTTCGCTATACCCTGGCAAACCAGAATATCCTCTTGATGGAAGCATATTCCAAGATACTGACATATTTAGTTTATCTGCAATATGATAAGAGCGCATGCGACCGTTAATTGTTCTTTGGCGCTCTTCAATTCTTTGATTATTAAACTGCATCTCTCCTCTATTATGGTCAGATAATATAATGAATTGGTCTAATAGGTCTGTGTCAGTTTCTTCAGTTGTTGCTCCAACCTCTATGCCATTAGGTACGTATAAGCCATTGGAGAGGGTTCCAGCGTTGTTTGCCCATAGAATGCTCTGTGGTCTAGAGTATCTTTTTCTACCCGTTAAATATGCGCTTGTGGCCATTATCTACGTTGCCCCCTAATTCTTTGTGCATCAACATTTTTAATTTGTGTCATAACTGCTCTAGCAATGTCATTAGCATTTGAACTATTTCCATTAATGTTAAAGCCTAAACTATAATTATACACTGCTGTAGAGTTATCACTTACTGAACTAGATACATTATTTATTGGGGCACCGTAACCTGAACTTCCTGCTCCAATCATTGATGGATATTTAGATTCATTAAGTGATTTAAGTAATGGACCAAATCTCTTAGATGCTGCTTTATTTACAACAAATTCTCCAGGGGTTAACATTGTAGGAACTGAGTCAGATCCTATTCTTCCACCACTTGCAAAATATTCAGGAACCATTCCACCCATAGACATTGCTTTTATTTTTCCACCGTACATTCTGTCATTAATTCTAAATCCAGTAAATGGACTATCTGTCGTTGTTGATGCTTTAGTTGTTGAAGCAGTAGGAGCAGTTGGTGCTGTACCAGTAACATAGTTTGTTGTAATTGTAATTACTTTGTTATTTATTTGTTTCCATGCTGCAAGTATTCCTTCGGCTGCAGTTTTTGCTTCTTTTATATTTTCCTTTGTAAATTCAAGTTGTGCATTTGCAGCCTCTATTTTAATTCTATTTGCTTCCCATTTATCAGCAGTTTCACCAAGGTATGTAACGCTCTCAACAATCTTATCTGTATATGCGTTATAATCCTTAAGTGTTTGTGATGTACTATCAACTATTTTTTGATTTGGAATTAATGAATTTTGTTTAACTGTATAGATCTGCTGCTCAATTGCATAGTTCTTATCTTGAATAACTGTAATCTGATCTTGTAAAACTTTTTTCTGTTGTTCAAGTAAAAATGTTTGTTGTCCAATTTGATATGTACGTGCTTCAATTTGATCTTTAGTCATACCACCAGCAGTTAATCCAGTAAGTGCTGCTTGGCGTGATGCTTCCATAGATTTTTGCTGTTGATCTATTCTTGCTGCTGCTGATGCTGCACGTGCTTCTTGTACTGCTACTGCTGCTGCAGAAATATCTCCAGACGTTAATGCATCTGCAATTGTAAGTCTTGATTTTTCCTGTGCTGCAAGTTCTTGATTAAGTGATGATATTTTTTCAAGAGCATCAATTTGTGCATCATACTGTTTGTTAATACTGTCTTCTTGTTTACGAATAATGTCAAGATTATTATTTAATATTGTTGACTCATCTTGTAACTTTTGAATTGGTCTATCATAGTTAAGTTCAATTTTGCGATTTAATAAATCTGCTTCATGATTATTTGCATCAATTAGTTCTTGCTTAGCGTCAATTTCTTTTTGTGCAGCATCTACTGCTTTTTGAGCATTGTCAATTTTTGACTGTAATAGATCTGCTTCTGACTTTCTTTGACGTCTAATCAATGCTTCTTGTGAATCAAAGAAGTTTTTAATAATTGCATAGGCCTTATTGTATTTTTCTATATTTGTTATTTTTTCAGTGGAAGTTCCTGCATTTTTTGCTGCGGTTGCCATTTGCTCTAAAAACTTAGTTGCTAAATTGATTTGTGGATTAAGTTCATTTTTTACTCTTCCTGCAGTACGTTGTGTTGCTCCATCCCATTTTCCAGTTTCTGTAGAAGCAGCAGCAAGTGCATTAATCATACTTTCTGTTACTGTAATTCCAAGGGAAGCAGCCTTTAAAATAAGTATTTGATCTGCAACATTTTTAATTTTTACTGCTGCTTTTGCAAGTTCTGAAGGTAAAGATTTCATTAAATTTGACATTAAAAATAGTGCTTCAGGCTTTGGCATTGCTTTGATACTTGCAGATATTCCATCAAATGATTGACTAAATTGTTCTGCATTAATAGTACCAGATCGTAGTTGTGTGTCAAGGCTCATAAACGTATTTTGAAGTACATTTGAAACTGTTGCTAAATTCTTTTTTAGGTCTTTGCTTAAAACTTCTACTTCTTTTACTACTCCTCCACCACGACCTGACCCTACATAAATTTTAGTTTTTGCGTATCCTTTATTAAACGCAGATTGATAATCTTTTAGCAATGTATCTACAGAACTTTGTAGTCCAGCCCGTCCTTCTTTTGTATTTAAATCAATACTCTTTAAATCAAATTTAACATCAGTTCTTCCTGCTTCTTGCTGTAGTGTATAAATAAAATTATTTATTGCTTCTTTTGTTGCTCCTTGTCCAGCAAGTCTTAGTGCTAATGATTTAAATACAATATCTGTAGTTTTTTTATCTGTAACAAAGTTATTGTTTTTATCTTTAGCACCCAATGTTTTAACTTGTGCTTTAAATTCTTTATCTGTTTGTAGCAATTTTCTTGTTTCTTCAACTTGTTTACTTTGTTGTGGAGTGAGACCAGATACTGCTGGTTTAGCCAATTCTAAATTACTTTTAAGTGGAGTAAAGTTTAGTATTCCTCCAAGTTTTTCAATTTGTCCAGAAGATAAATTAGCAGCCTTGCCAAGACCTTCAATTGATTGACGTTCTTTTTCTCTAAGGGCGTTAGTTATTTTTATAATTCCATACATTCCTGCCAAACCACCAGCAACCAATTTAAGTGGACCTGGAAGCATCATGATTGCTTGTGCAGCAAATGCAATACCTGAAGCCTGTCCAGCAATGTTTCCTGCTGTTCCTGGAAGCATAGATGCAGCCATTCCTACACCCATCATTCCCATGCTAGCCTTCATTGGATTAACATTTTTTAATCTTCCAAGTACGCTTGGCTTTTGTGTTGTTCCACCCATCATTCCCATTACCTTTGGACCTATAGCCATTTCTTGTTCAAGGTTTTTATATTTTAATTGTTTCTCTAATTGTCTACGGATAGACTTTGTAACAGGATCAATTCCACCTGTTGTTCCATACAAATTTGTTTTTGAAAGTGTTGCAATATCTGCAATTTTTGCTGCTTCAGTTTGTAGAGGTGTTTCTCCTTGTTTTAATCCAGTAAGAAGTCCACCAATAATATTTTTTCCAAGTCGCATAGTACGTTTTGAATCGGAATGAGTTTCTGCTTTTTTTTCTAATGCAGAAAGCATTTCTTCCATTCCTGCAACACCTTGCAATTTAAGTTTTTTTACAAAACTAGATTGTCCTCTATATGTTGCTAATGCAAGATTTCTTTTAGCCAATGCTAATTCTTGTGGAGTTCTAGAACCAACACCTGGGCTTGCAGGTCCCATTGCAGCACGAGCACCTGCTGCTGCTAATGCGCCTTTTGCTGTTGTTGCAAGTCCTGCAGACGTTGTTTTCATAAGGGCAGTATCTGCAAGCATTTCTTTTAATACTTTTGCTTGTATCTGTAATTCATCTTCAGTTAATGCAAGATTTTTTGTAATTTTTTCTTGAAGAACATTTTTTTCTTGATCTGTTGCATCTACTTTAGATAATGCAGTTAGATATGCTTTTTGATTTCTTTCATATGTAAGAGATTGGCTTAATTCATTTTCAGCGTGGGTTTGAACAACAAATGCATTTTCTTGCCATGCTTCACCATATCTTTTTTCTGCATTTACAATTTCAATAACATGTGCTCTGTCAATTTGAAGTGCCTCATTTAGTTTGCTGCCAGTAATACCAAGGTTTTGATATTCTTTATATACTGCTTCTGCTGCAGCATTTGCTCTTGCTACTTCTTCTGCACCTGCAGCGCCACGGCTTGCCATTTGTTCTGGAATACTTGCTGTAATTCCAGCCTTTTTTGCACTATATTTTCTTGCTCCAACAACTGATTCTTTTAATTGTACATTTTCTAAAGAATGAGTTACAATATCTAATTCTTTTATAAATGATCTAAAACTAACTTTAGAATCATCTGCAACTCTAACTAATGTTTCTGCAACTATACCTTCTGCATCGGTTAACTCTGTTCCTCCAGACAAAATTTTATTAATTACTGATTGTATTTGTCCAAGCGCTCCAGCAGAATTAAAATTCATTTCAACTGCTTTTCCACCTACATTTAATGTACCTTTTGCATATCTACTTGCAACCTTGCCAGAAAATAATGATGCAAGTAATCCCATATTTTCTTTAGCAATACCTTTTGGAACAACCACTTCTCCAGGTGTAAGCATTGCTGGAACTGTGTCTCCATTTCCAGATCCTGGAACAACACCACCCTTTGCAAACTTTTTACGTCCCTTGATTGGCATCATCATTCCTGGATTTGCCATTGCAAAACTTGATGAAGCCTTAATAGCGGATTCATAAGCAAGAACAAGTTGTTTAACTGCTGATGTTTCTGCTGTAAATGTTTGTGTTAAATTAGCATGTGTTTGATTAAGAGAGTGTGCTGCTGCTGCAGCATCTAACTGTTCCATAGTCATGTACTGTGTTTGTTCACCAAGAACTTGTGTTTGACCAGTTAATCTTAGATATCCACCACGAAGAGTTAAAAATAATTTTATAATGTTTGCAAGACCATTAGCAAGCAAGCCAAATGTCATAAGAAGTATTGGTCCTGCAGCACCTATTCCTACTGTTAGCAGGGTAATTACTTTTTTTGTTCCGTCTGAAAGTTTGCCAAATTTTTCAAGAATATTTCCAACAAATTCAACTATTGGAGTTGCTGCTTGTAAAAATGCCTGGCCAACTGGAACAAGGGCTACCTTTAAATCTTCAACGCTCTTTTTAAATTTATTCATTGCAGAGTCAGCAGTCATTCCTAATTCTTTTTCAGATAATGCTGAAAGTTGCTCAACAGAAGCATTTGCTAAATCAAGAACACGAGATGCTTGATTTCCATCTTTTGCTACGTTAGCAAATAATGTTGATAGACGAGCAAACTGAAATTTACCAAACATTTGTTCAATTGCTCTTGCTCTTGCCAGTGGATCTAATTTATTTAATGCTTCTGCAAAGCCAATAACTGTTGCTTTAAGATCACCTTTATTGTTATCAACAATAGCCTTTGCATTAATTCCATATGATGCAAGCATATCTGATGCTTTTTTAGTTGGATTGATTAAAGATGCAAGACCAGATTTAAGTGCGTTAGCGCCTTCTGATGCATTTATTCCACCTTCTTTCATTGCTGTTAAGAAGAATGCAAGATCTTTTACGTTACCACCTAATTGTTGAATTACTGGAGCAACTTTTGGAATTGCTGTTGTAATATCATCAAGAGATGTTACAGTTTGGTTTTCTACAGCGTTTAAAAAATCAATATTAGATGCAAGATCTTGTGATGAAATACTAAAAGCATTTTGTAATGCAATAGTTGTTTGAAGAGCCTGTTGCTGATCAATTTGACCAAGAACAGCAAGCCTTGTTGCTTCTTTAGTTTGTGCTTGTAAATCTAATCCTTGAAAACCTGCTGCTGCTGCATCTGCTGCAAGTCCTACCGTTTGAGATGCTGCAACACCATATTTTGTAAATGAGTTGGCAAGTTCTTTAACTCCAGCAAGTGCTTCGTTACTTTGTGCTGGAGTTGTAAATAAATCTCCATAAACTTTTCTAAATTTTAATGCTTGAGTTTCCATATCCATAAAGGCTTTTGATGCAGTGCTTCCAAATGCAACTAATGGAAGAGTAAAACCAACCATCAACTGACGACCAGCCCACTGTGTATTTTTACCAAAATTTAAAAGATTGGTAGATCCTTGTTTCATTAATTGATTAAATAATGCTTGTTTTTGTGCTGTTAATTGAACCTGTGTTCCATAATCATCCATATTAAGTTGAGTTGGCATAATAGCCATTGCTTTCATTGTGCCGTTTGTATCACGGCCCATTTTAATATATTGTGTTTGTAGTCTTTTTACACGTTCTTCTGCTACTTTGCCAATTGTGTCAAACTCTGTTTTAAACAGACGACCAAATGTTTTTGTTGATGCTCCCGCATAACGGAAGTATTCTCGCATTGAAAATTTGTTTGACTCTAATGCATGCGTAAATGATTCTGCAGATGTTTTAACTGTTCGCATCTCGGCTGAAAAAGCACCGATAGAATTTATACTACTTAAAAGATTTTTTTGTAAACTTTTTTGTGCAAGTGCTGCCGTTTCACTTGATTTGGCTATTGAGGTATGGAACTGTGCAATCTGTCGTTGGAGAGATTTTAACTGTGCTAATGCAGCAGATGAATCAATATTAATGTCAATATTTGCATTAACATCAGCCATTTAGTTCCATACCTCTTTAAATTATTCAGCCATAGTTACGCCAAGAACGTCTGAAACTTCAGCAAGTTTTACACCTGATGCTGCTTCAACAATCTTGTAAACAGTTGGAAGATCAACAATCTCTTCTAACTTTGAAACGTCTTCTGAGAGTTCTGGCTTATATTGTTTCATTGCAATCTGAACACATTCCATAAGAATGTCCATAGATTTTTCATTGTTATCCGCCACTGCTCCCACACCCTCAAACTTCTTCATAAATGGACGAAGTAGAGAGATTTTTAGAGGACGTACTGTAACCTTTGTGCCATCAATTAGCGTAAGAATTTGTTCCTCATGCGTAGTTGTTGCCATTATTTCCTCCTATAGGTTAATAGCAATTATAGCATAGAAACGCTATTTTCTAAGGTCTTCATAATCAAGACCCATACCAATTCCAAACCCTGCTTGCCTTGCATTTTGTCCTTGAAGTGCTAAGATATCATTGCTATCATTTGTTGCACCTTTACTGAATACTCTTGCCTTTAAATCTTCCCATTCTTTTTGTCCCCTGCTAGATCCAGCCTCTTTATCTAAATCTACACCCTGAATTGCTGCAAGAAATTTTTTCTCTTCATAATCAAGTTCTCTACGACTTGATAGAGTTGCCATTAGTTCTGGCATAGATAATGATTCTTCTAATTCTTTATAATCTTTCCAAATACCCAATAAAAAAACCTCAGATTCTATTTTTGCAAGATCCAAGTCTGACCATGTTGCTCCACTATCTGTTGCTTGATCCTTTACAGGCTCTTCTGATTTTTGATTAATTTTAATTCCAGCAGAAACATCTAATATTTTATAAATTGTTGGCATATCAAAACTATCTTCTACGGCTTCTTTTGTTTTTGATATTTCTGGATAGTATTGTTTCATTGCTATTCTTACACACTCAACCAAATTCTCTATGGCTTCGTCATCATTTTTTGTTAATTTAACATCTTCAAACGCCTCCATAAATTCACGTAAATATTTTATTTTTAATGGAGTTATTTCTAATTCTGAACCATCAATTAGATTTATTATTTTACTTTGATAAACAGTTGTTGCCATAATCTTTCTATTCTATCATAAACAAAACAAAAAACCCACCTCGTTAGAAGTGGGTCTTTAGTTAATCTAAAGTTAGATTATGACTGTCCCCAAGTACGATCTACGATCTTACCATAGGATCCAGATGTGTCTTCAGGAAGAAGACGGAATGAAACTTCAAACATTGACGCTTCGTCACGTTTAGCAGATACTGTTACATTTTCAATTGAAAGTGCACGGTATGCTGTGTAAACACGCTCAATAGAGTCAGATGCATCACAGTCTCCAGTTCCTGGTCCAACTGCAACAATTCCTCGTTCTACTGGACATTCTCCAAGTTCACCTGCAGATAGATTAAGTGTCTGACCTGTAGATGCTGCCTTGTTTCCTGTAAGTTGTGTATCTTTGAATGCTAGTGCAAGAAGCAAGTTTTCTAGTGTTGCTTCAGCAAAAGCGGTAGCAAGATTAACCTGCATACCTTGCTTATATAGTTTTGCAACGTCAAGAATCTGATCAACTGCAACCTCACCGAAATCAGGTTGGAATTGTAGTTCAAGACCGTTCATGGTGTAACCTACGTTGGTGTAATCTGCTTGTGCTGAAAGCGTAGTCTTAAAAGACTCGCTTGAATCAAAACCTTCCAGTGTACCTGGAGTAAGTGTTGTATCCGCAACAAAAAGTGCTGCTGCACCAACGATAATGTTATTTGACGTACCACGGCTATATGGCATATTTGTTCACCTCTTTCATAAAGTATTATTAAGTTGTTTGGCGTGTTTCCTCAAAACTAATTATACTGCCTTTTATGTATATCTAGAATCGGCCTCTGTTTTTATATGGTAGTCATACTCAACAATAATCTTATTGACAAAAAGGGTTCTTGCTGAGGCTAACTCTGCAACGTCTCTACTTTCATCTGCTTGATAGACCCTAGTGTTGTGAAAGAAGATGTTGTATGGAATTGTATCCCCTTGAGAGTTTAGGACTGGATTTGCAATAGCCCAGGAGTTGATATCTTGCGCTGATGAATCTTCACGATCAAGGGCATTAGATATTACACGAACAGAGTCTATCAATTTTCCAACATCTGTTGAATACAAGAAATATATTAATTGTTCTCTTTTACGAGCATAGAATGGCGTTGGCCTAAACCTCATAAGTCTGTCATACACAACCAACAGTGGACTTTCTGTTTGTCTTATTACAATGTTGTCATTGTATAAATCTTCAATGTTTGTTGGAAACTGTGCTGGAACCATTGGGCTTGGATTAAGTAGGTCTGCTTCAGCAATTAAATTATAATGAGCCAATTCTGAAAGAATGTATCCATTTAAAAATGTTGGTGGAAATCCAGTATCTGTTAATATAGTCATAGGTCTATTCTACTCCAATTGTTGCATTGGCAATCCATTTAAATCCAGTTTCAATACCTTTGCTTCTTCCCATTCTTGATCCAGATTTTAGATTCTTTTTATATAATGTTGGTTTTTTAATATATTCATAAAGTCCAGATGCTTTTAAAAATGATTGTTTAAAATATCTTGAAATAAAAATATCAACTGTTGATTCAAAACTGCCAAATACTGCATCTCCTCCTGGAGAATCAACTTTAATTGGTTTCTTAGTAAAAACATCTCCATTTGGACCACTAAATTTTAAAACTTGTGATCTAGTAGGTGAAATTGTAACTGGAATTCCATTTTCCATAATCTTGGCTTTATTATAAAAAGGCACTGTCATGTTTTCTGATACACTTCTTGATTGTCTAAATGTAGAGTTAATTGATAGTCCAAGATTGCTAACTGTATAATTAAGATCAAACAACCTAGATGTAGGGCTTCCAGTTTGATTCCATTCATAAACGTGATGTAATGCTTTTGGATTAGATCTTGCCTCAACATCAACGTATTGAGCAAGGGCCTGTATTACACCTTTGCCAAGTTTATCAAGAAATATTTTTTTACCTTTTTGAACTCCTTCTAAAAAACCAAAGGAATAATTAACTATGTTATTCATTTGCATTTCAAAACTTTTAGAGTTCATTGTGACTATCATTAGTCGCCTACCGTTTGATTCTCAGTTCTGCGCCAGAGCATTTTATAATATTCTATATTTCCAAATGGCCCAGTAAAAGGCTCTACAGTTGCTATTTCATAAATAGTTCCTCTACCAGATCTAGCGCCTGCAGTTTCTTTATATATAACCAAATCATTTGCGGTTCTGATGTTTGTAATCAGTATGTTCGTTATTGCATTGTATGAACCATTAGATGATAGTCTTGGATCATTACTTGTTCGTGCAATTAGTTTATTTTCATATTGCAAAAATGCTTCTGGCTTTATATCTTCAGTTCCTGCTCCCCCTACTGGTGTTGCATTACATATAATTGTTCTGTCGTATACCCAGTCTTTTTTAGGTTGTCCATAGTCGCCTTGGGCAAGGATTGGAAAATATATATCTGCCTTCATTGGATACATGAAATCTGTAATTTCACATACAGTCATTACAACACTCCAGGACGAACAATATTATTAACATATTTAGACAAAATCTTGTCTACAATAATATTTCCAGTACCCTCAATCATTCTCTTATCATATTCAATCTTAAATTGATCAGTACTATAATTCTTTACATATCTTTTATAGTAATCTAATTTCCCACACTTAATATCATCAATTAACAGTTTAGTTGCATCTTGAATATCAATGGGTACAACTTTATATCCAGTTTCAAGTAAGAAAATATAGTCTGTACCTTGTTGGAATCCTACACCAGGGGTAATTGTCTGTGTGTTTCCGCTGTCTCCTGTATCAAATAATGCGTATGAGTCAGAGACTGCCAAAGGAATTCTTGATGGGCGTCTTTCTGCTCTATTTAATGAGTCTGTTGCTTGAACAGGATCTTTTGTAATTGCTGTTTTATCTTTTGTGATAATATAATTAAAGTCTCCAAGTGCTGGACCATCTGCGTCACTTGTATCATATACTAGTTCTGCATTTTCATATGCCTTTAAAATTTTATGTGTTCTATCCCAAAGAGGAATATAGTCTGTTTCTTGTCCTACAACTTCTAGGTAATTACGTCTATAATAAAATCCATTAACTATTGAATCAATAATTGCTCTAGCCAAAAATTCGTGTTGTTTATATTCTGCTATTTCTGTTGCTGTTGTTCCTAAAGTATTTGGATCAACATATGGACGTTCAATCTGTAGATTGTCTTCAATAACAATATCTCCACGTTCGCCATCAATGTCTTCATATACTGTTACAGAATAAGACTTATCATATTTTACAAAGTCTCCAGACAGGGTGTATGTTATGGTTCCTTCTGATGAAGATGTTTGTCCAGACTCTCCACTGACAAACACTTCAAGTTCTGTTTGCTCTGGTACGTCTTCAATAACAAGTATGTAATCTGCTGACTCATCTGGAACTGTATAGGTTACAGAAAGCGGGTATGGTGGAATGCGAAGAATGACTGACATTATTATTTACCGTAGTATGAGGCTACTTCTTCAGGCTGTGCAATTCTGACTGCCTTACGAGTAATCCACTTTTCCGATGCCTCCTTTGAGACGATGTTATATCCCACTTTTACTTCTCCAACCCCATCCCAATAGATGTTTCTATCTGAATAAAGTGCTACCTTTTCAATTGGTGCTTTTTGTTCTGTAACGACTTCTGTTTGTCCGTTTGGAATAAAACTTGCAATTACTTCTAAAATTTCTAATTTAGTAGATACCCCAAATAGATCAATGTTATTTTTCTTAGCATAAGATTTTAGTTCCATTACGGTCTTTTTTGCTAATTCTTCAATTGTCATATAATCTCCCATACTCATTTGTAATTATACCAGAATATGACTAAGGGAGGACAGAAATTAATCCATCCTCCCTCAATCTGGGTGGTCAATGATTACGAATCAGTTGCATCTGCATCTGCATAAGATACAGCGTCTAGTTCTTCCCATTGAATACCAAAACGGACGAATACTGTGTATTCAATTGTGTCCTTCTTTGGCTTGTATTCACGGTTTACAGTGATGTCTCTCTGGAATCCCCATACACGGTTTGCTGGGAATGTAAGATCTACATAACCTGCAGGGTAGTAAGGAACTTCAAGAACATCTACACCTAGTACACGAGTTGTGCGTGAGTTACCAAGTGTTTGTGCATTTCCATCAAGATAATCTTGACGGTTTGCTGGTGTTCCTGCTGTACGAGTAGCGAATGCTTCTGCTACTGCATCTGCAAGTGTACCGTTATTCTTAACGATACCTTGGAATGCATCTGTACCTGCATAGAACTTAAGATTGCTCTTAATTGCACGATACTTACGTGGCATGGCCAAGATAATGCTTTGCATTGTGGCTGTTGTCCACTCGTTGTTTGCTACAGTAACTGCTGCTTCGTGAGCATCATTTGCTGCAACTTGGTTTACCTGAGCAACGAAGCCAGGCATAATTGAAAGGAATGCGTCTGCGCCAGTTCCAGTTCCATTAATCGCAAGATCTTCAATATCGTTAGCAAAAGCATTTGTCATCAAACGAACTAGATGATCTTCAAGTGCTGCACCTTCAATATTGTCTTCAAGTGATTCTGTAGAAACTTCCCAGTCCAAACGAATCTTCTTTGTTGTGAGTTCTACCTTAGAAAATGTAGCACCAACGTTTGTGTAATCTGGTGCACCCTGTGCTGCTGCACGGATAACACGCTCTCCAACGTTGACTTTCTCAATTTCCATTGTATTTGCTCGCATAGTGACCTTACGGCCATCTTTGGCGAGAACAGTTGCATCCCACACGTAGTCAATAAAACGACGTGCTTGTTCAGGTGCTAGAATACCACCAGAGACTCCTGTAGGATTTACGGCATTTGCTCCTGTTGTAGAACCAAATGCTGCTGTTGCTGTGTTACCAAGTTGTGCTGCTGGACTTACGTTACCGTCAGCATTACGTCCTGTTGCACCACCAACACCACCAGATACTAATGCGCCTTGGGAGTTAATTTCTGCTCCTGAGCCACCTGAACCTGGATAGTTTTTTTCTATATTTGTATTTTGTTCCGACATATTGTTCACCTCCTAGTGATATATACCTTAGTTAAATAGGTCGGTATTTGTGAGGAAACGACCGCCCCATAGGGATTTTTGAACCACTTGTGGTGATTCCTGTACGATCTCGCCTAGATCGCCAGACTTGCGGAAAGCGGTGTCTTGTTCTACAAGATCTACTCGCTTGCCAAACTCGTTAAAGTTACTCTTAATGCCATTAACATCAGATGTTACTGTATCAAGAGACTTTGTTACTGCTGCTACCTGCTCATTAAGAGACTTAATAGTTGCAGCAAGATCGCCAAAGGCATTAGTAAGAGAAGCATTAATTTCTGAAACTGCTTTAGCAACTTCTTCTTTAACTTCTGAAACGGCGTCAACCACTGCTTCTTCTGCTTTCTCTACTTCTACTGCTGCTTCTTCAGCAACAGGAGAATCTGCACCGCCGTCAACTGCTTCTGCTGCAGGTGCTTCAATAGCAACTGCAACTTCTTCAGCAACTGCAGGAGTCTCTACAACTTCTGCTGGTTGTGCCTCTGGAGCAACCTCTGCATTTTCAACTACAGCGTCTACGGCTGCTTCTGTTGATTCTGTCATGGGATTTACCTCCTTAGTAATCTTAATTGTACTAATGCCTTTAGCACTATCAACTAAGAATTTTATCATTTCTGTATTTTCTTTATCATTTTTTTCTACAAAACCTATGTTCTGCATCTTATTACCATTGGTTGGGCTTACTGCTGATTCAGCATCTGATACCATTACAATACCGCTTTCTGAATCCCAAAATACATTTTCAACTTCTGCTTTTGATAAATATCCACTAACAACATTTTGTCCATTTACTTTTTCAATAGATACAATGTTGGCAAATTGGTTTGCTGGATTATCTACCAAAGAAAGTTCATGTAGTTCATAATTCTTAATTACACGGATTGATTTATCTATTTTTTCATCATAGGCATCGTCCCATGTCTTAATATTTCCACCGATTGAAAAACCAGTATAGGTTCCATCCAGAACCTTTTCCCATGCATCTTGTGCACCCTTTGAAACGTATGCAGATACATAGACTCCGCTGTAAAACTTCTTATCGTTTGGATCAAAATATTTATCTTCTTTAAATGAAACAATTTTTCCAACGGCTGATGGTTGGTGCATTTCACGAAGGTTTCCACGGAAGTTTTTAAATGCTTCAACGCTGGATTCTGTTGTTACAATATCGCCCTGCTTATCAACGTTATCAAGCGTTGCAAATCCTGACACCATACGGCGTTCAACGTCTATTTTTCCAATGGGCATTGAGAGACGAACATTGTCACCTTCAGTTACCCAATGAGCCTTGTTTGTTAACATAACGCTTCTATTATAGCATTTGTTTATAAGTTTTTCTCAACTATTGAGACGCTCTACCTTCACCTTGTGGATTACGTCCAGACACTGTAGTTGTTGAATCAGAATTGTTATTTGTTCGTTGTGCATCTCTTTGACGTGTACCCGCTAAATTTGCTCTAGCGTCAGTTGCTTGTCTTGGAGACATAATAAATGGCTCATCGCCATCTGCTCTTTGTGGCAAATCTAACTTTTCACGAGCCTCATTTGGAGTCATAACCTGTGTCTTTACATATCTTTCAAGAATCTGAGATTGTGCAATTTCGTCAGTTAAGGTTAATTCGTTAAACTTGAGTTCAAGAATATCTGTCTTTTCTTTAATAATTTTGTTGACAATTTTCTCAAGGTGTCTCTGTGCTGGACGAGATACCTGTTCTTTAAATGTACGATCTTGTGACAGTGCTGCTGCAACACCTCCAGAATCTGCGCCACCAAGTTTAGACATTGGAACTTGATGAGCAATTAAAATATCATCACGGTTTTGCTTGCGATACTCTTTAAATGAACCATCCTGAATACCATTTTCAATTGGCTCCATTTTAAACTCAACTTTGTTGGTATCAGTATCGCCTGGAAGTGGTATGTATAGAGTTCTGTGTGACTGAGCCTTTAGTCCAGTCTGCAGGAATCTAAACATTTTATCTTCTGCATCCCCTGAAAGTTTTGCCCCTTTAAGTGTTACAACATATCTTGGAACAGCCTTGTTTTCAAAGTAATCAATATTATACTGAGATGCAAGTTGATCTCCAACTAGAGATGGCATTGCTGCAATAATGTCTGGAATTCCATAAAATGTATTTAATGGAGAATATTCTTTAAGATGAATAATCTCGTTTGGACGTGGATCTGTTCCCATTGGATTTGGGTTCTTTGCAGCAAAGTTTCTAAAGTAAACAACTTTTTGTCCAATAATTTGAACAAATCCATCACGAAGACGACGAACACGAACAGTAGTTGCTGGAATATGACCAACATATCCAATTTCTCCAGTTACAGTTCTTCCTACTTCAATAAATCCATTGCCAGTAGCCTGAAGATCTGTGTAAACCTTTTCCATTGTTTTTGTAAAACTATCGTCATCATTAAGATTTTCTAGCCAGTCACGTAGTTCAATTTTCATTCTTTCAATGCGACGACGTGCACGATCAACTGCTGCTTGGTCATCGTTGTTTTCAAAACGCAGCATAGTTCTATCTGTAACATCAAAGCGATATCCAAGACCAACAACATTTTCTACCTTGGCATCAATTGCAGCATGGTTAGCAAAAGATGTGTCATAGAAGTTAGCCAACTCATACATATTATATGGTGGAGTAATTACATCAAATAGACCATATCCATTGCGATATACAGTTCCAGGATTAATCTGTTTTGATCCAGAATCAACTCCTGATGGGGTTACATTTGCAGCATTTAAATATGCTTCATTACCTTCTGGGTTAACATACTTTGACATGTTGCGAGTTGTTCTGCGACGGAAGTTTTGATCAAGACCAGCATAGTCTTTTAAATTTTCCCAAGATTTGTTAAATGGATCTTGTGATTTAAAAATATTTTCATCACGCTCTTGCGTGTTTAACCCTGCACGTACGTATTCTTGATCAGCCATTTTCGTATGAATCTCTTCCATGTTTGTCTAGTGTTTGTTGCGCTGCATGCCAGGCACCAAGGTCATTCATTGAAGGAATTAATCCAGCCTTTAGTCTTTCTTTTTGTTCTGAATATTCTTCTTCACTAATTCTATGTAGCCCTGGAACAAAAACCGCTTTACCTTCTCCATCATCACCATGCAATATTGCTGCGCTTCTAAGTTCAGAAATCTTTGAAAGATCTCCACGTTCAGCAGGGATGTTTAAAATTGAGCCTTCATCATCTGTAAACCACTTGCCGTTTGACTTCTTGTAAACATAAAGACCCCAGTCATAGTGCTTTTCAATAACCTTACGACGAACATTTTTAACATACGGTTTACCAGTTTTTGGGTTTATTAGCGATTCCATAGCCATAAGTATAGCAGATTATACTGGTGTAGAGACAGTGGTTGACCACTCTATCTCTGTATATACCTTTAATTTTTCAGGCTGATACGCTAACCCTTCTCCATCATCAACAATAATCTTGTTTGTTCCAATATATGTTTTATATATGTCTGTTGGATTAATCCCATAAAACTGAGATGATCCAATAACAAGCATCCCATCCCAGGTAAAGTTATTAAACCAAAACTGCCAGTCAAAGACCGTTACTCCGTCTGTCAAAACCTTAAACCAAGGTCTGATTGTTCTACTTTCAACTTCCTGTAAACTACTTGCTTGATAGTAAGCAATATTATTAAAAATGGCTGGACCAGTAATATTAATACTACCAAGATATGAATCAAAGTTTAGTGGAGTTAAAAATGAAATACCAATAGTTGACCATTCTTTTATAGATAATACTGGTTCTCTTACTAGGTTTCCATTTAAATAAAATGAAAGACCATTATACTCAAGTCCATTTTCATTTAATGCAAATATTTTTCCTCTATCTCCTATAGAACTATTAGCCTGTAAATAAAATTTTATTGACCCATTTTTATGGTTAATTTCAAATAGTTCTGTTGGTATTTGTGGAAAAGTGTCTTGATCGTATTTAGTCCATAATTGCATAGCACTTACTCTATAAGATGTTGATAGTTCTTTATTGATTGGTAAAGATAAACCACGGTTTTCTAATATATTTAATTCTCCACGAATCTCTATTCCAGAGTTTTTAGTTAAATATAAATATGGTGTACTTTCTTTATAAATGCTAAATGGATTTTTAGATTTATAACTATAATATATTCCATTTTTCTTATATGGAACTAGATCTACTCCAAATCTTGTTCCAATTGTATTTAAAGAATTATCGTTTAATGCTTGAGATGCTAATTGTAGTCTATTTAATAAAATTGGTTTTGTTAGTATTCCACGACTATTAAACTCAAGGCTATAGACAATGGCAAGTTCATTAAAATCTACAGTTTTAATTGGATAAATTAAACTATTATTTAATACCTCAAACCTTGTTGTTTCCCAATTTTCGTAATTAGACACATCAATAATTTTATATTCATTTGGTGTTTCTTGATTTACAAAATCAGTTGGTATATTTGCTCCATTAATAAGATATTGAAATGTAACATAACTTTTTATTTGTGCGCCAGTTGTATCATAATACATTTGCATAGATCCAGAATCTTCCAACAATTCTGACGTAGTTGGATATCCTAGATTAAATTGCAAAAAGTCTAGGTCGTAAAACTTTTCTCCCTGAGCATTTTCTACAAACTGCCCAAAATATGAAAGTGGCAAGTAGTCTTGCCAATATCCAGATACACCTATGTCAAGAAAATATTTTTGATATGCTTCTGATGGAAGCAGTGTATAACTTGCTGTGTGATCAATTAATTCTTGACCATTATCAATTAATACTATTCCACTTGAGTTAAAATTATTTAAAATTTTAGAAGAGTTTAGTGCTGTTGATAAACCAAAAGAATATAACCTTCCTGTAAAACTATAGTCTCCAGACTCATCTCCAGCAACATACATTTTTAGAATATTTTGATTTCCAAAAAATGCAGGAACATTATTTCCAAAATTATCAATTAACGTTTTTATATTAAAACCTATAGAAAAAAGAGTATTTGATGAAATTGGATCAGATGTAAATAGAAGTTCAGAAGTTCCGTTATAAGTAAGTGAATATTTAATTTCATCAGCATCTTTAACTATTGTAAAGTAATCACTATTTAGTGGATTATATATTTTTACTAAAATTTCTTCTGATGATAAATTATGTGAACTAAATACAGCATAAAAACTTTCAACCTGGCTAGACAGTATATTGAGTCTTGGGAAATTAATATATGAATCTACTGAATTCCAAGTGTTGTTTGGTCTAAATGATAAAAATTTATTATCAATAACTGGTCCAGACTCGTTATCTTGTATTAGTTGATTATCATCATACAGTTCTTTTAATGTTTTTGTTCCAATAAATATTTCTGGTAATGAGTATTCTGGAGTTCTTAAACTTGTTTGAGTAGTTGATAGATTATCAAAACTTCCTTGATCCCATTTTGCAAAATCTGGATAGTTATAATTTGCTGTATAGTTTGCAAAAGGATAGTCTATAAATGCTGTTGTTCCACTATATGCAGAGTTGATTCCTTCTGGAGAAATAACACCTTGTCCATATACCCACCTACGTTTTGCTACGGTCACTGGAACATGATAAGAATAAATGGCTACACAGTCAAGTTCAAATGGATAGATATTTGCATAAGCATAAAAACCTAACCAGTCTTGATTGTCTCCAAAAGCATCAAGTTCGTCTGGTAAATTTAGATTAGCAGTATTTAGTGATAAAGAAAAAACTTCTTCGCCATTTACTAATAGTGAGGCTGAATTTCTAATTAAACGAATATGGATAAGCATTGGCCTAAACCATTCACCAACAAAATGAGATGCAAATTGATCTCCAATAACTAATGTTAAAAATCCAGATTCAATATATAAACCATCATCAGAAGATATAGGTCCAAAAATTTTTAATGGCATTGATGTATTTGCATTTATTCTTGCCCAAAACTCTATCGTGTAGTCGTTATACTGTCCTTTTTTATTTAAGAATCCTTTACCTGGAATTATTAATGATGCCCCTTGATTTGGCTCCAACTTAGTTACTCCACTAGCCCCATAAACTAATGGAATGCCAGAATTTTTACACTTAAGTCCATTATTAGCAATGTAATAAGCAGTATCTTCTGCTATGCCATATGCTTGTGCTTCTACTGCACTTGAACCACCATATAAACTTACAGACCCTGGAACTGTTATTGGCATAATTCCTAAAGAAGATGTATTAAACTCTTCATTTAGTTGCCCTATAGTTATTCCATTAAAATAAAACTCATTATCTTCTATTCCATTAGATCCTTCAATAATTTTTATTTTTATAAGTATTCTTAATTGTGCATTAATATTAGGTATCTCAAAAGTTTCAGAAATAAATCCCCAGTTTTGATATAAAGAGTTAGTAAAAGTTTTTAAATTTTGAACAACTTCAGATGTATCTGGATCTGTATATTCATAGCCAATAGAAACTGTTTGTAAAAATATACTATTAGAATAAAAATATGTTCCAACGCAAAAAGTTCCAAGTTCTTGTTTTAAGTCTTGGAAGTTTATTAAGTCTGGACTCCAAAGAGAAATTTCTGAAGATGGACCAATTGGCACATCGCCATAGATTAATGTAGTATAACTGTTTTGAAATGGTGCATCGGCTGGTGTTGCCATTGGAGTACTTCCTCCATTGGTGCCGTTCCACAACAAACCAATATTTCTTTGTTCTTCAGTTATTAAACTTTTATAGTCAACTTTATCGTCTAATGCCCATAGAACAACTGGGTGTTCTGAATATATCTTTTCTGCATATAAATTTGATGGATTAGACATTTTTCTCCTATTCCCCTATTATAGCAGGGTAAGGATTAATAAAGTTTAATCTCACAAGCATCTGTAGAGCAATACTTTTCAGATTCTGCGTCTAAATTATCTTTACCATCGTATATTGCAGACCAGTCAATCTTACCAATTGTTCCAACATAGGCGTTATATTCTTCTCTTGTGATCTCTGTATATGGCTGTTGAGGATATGTTTTATTTCCCATTGGAAGAAATGATACTGCCTTTAACTGACCTTCATACATATTAAGTGCTGGAGCAACAAACTTTGTTTCCTCTTCCTTGTCAAATGATAATGTTACGGAAACACCATTATCTGACCAGTACTTCTGAGCAGTTGCTGCCAAACCAATTTTTTCAAATAGACTTACTTGTTTTTCAGAACGCTTATGTCCTGATGCAACTGGGAAATAAACTACTGATGTATTTGCTGATACTAGGTCATCTTCAATTTTATACCCTGCTGCTTTAAATAAATGAAGCATTGGATCTGTATTGCCAAAACGAATAGCACGAAGATAAAACTCTCCTCCAGGTCCCCAGTGAACTCCAGGAGTTGCACCAGAAAGAAGTGACACAGAACCTGATGGCTTAACAGTAGTTACACGAACTGATTCACGAACACAAAGCCATTCTGAATATGAATGATCATATTTACGAATTGTATTATATCCTTCGTCCATCCATTCACGAATAACTGGAAGACCATGTTCATCTGCAAATGCTGCAATGCCTGTAAGAGATGTTCCAATACGACGATTGCGTTGCATAATTCCATTTGTCTGTTGCCAGTGTGTTGGCATTAAAGTTACAGTCTTTCCATATAGATATGCAAACTTTAATGTCTTTAAAAAATCTTCTTTTGATTCATGACGGTTAAGGTGTACTTCAACTAACGTACATAATTCGTATGATTCTAATGGTTGTTCTGCACAAGGATTAAATCCCATAATGCGTGAGTCTTTGTAATCTGGAGCATCTGCAAGACGACCATAACTACGAGCAACATCTAACCAGATAAATCCTGGCTCTCCGTTATCTGCAATTAAATCTACATAATCTTCATACTTAGTTCCAACCTCAGCAGAAATAGAGTTGTTAGACATCCATGCCCAACCTGGTTTTTCTGGATCGTATGAGTTACGTTCTGGAAATACTTCTGGATTTTTTAAGTTAATAAATGTTTCATCACCTGGTGCTCCAAGAGCAAGAGTGGCAGAACGACGAACATTTCCAGAAACAACACATGTGCCAATAAGATTAACAATATCTACAATTGCACGAGAGTCAAGTGTTTCTCCTGCTCTAGAACCAATGACATTACGAATTCGTATATGGAGATCCATAAGTGGCTGTAGACCGCTTGCAACACCTCCAAACCCCTTAATTGGGGCACCTAGAGGTCTGATTAAACTATAGTCAAACTCTTGAATAGATTGATTTTGACGTAAAAATGAGTTTAGAAGATATCTAACAGATTCAACCCATCCTTCACGAGTATCTGGAATTTCATAAGTAATTGATGGCTCAGTAGGTGCATAAATAGGTAAATTTTTATCATTTCCAACGGTATCAAACCCAACACCAATACCCAACATTAATGCATCCATTACCCATGCAAATAAAGCACCTGGATCATTACGATCAATGTCACGAGTAGATACCATTGCACAATTTTGAAGGGATGCTGAATTGCGCTTTTCCATAGTCATGGGTGTACCAAATGCCCAAAGACCACGACCTGGTGGAGTCCACTTTAGTTCAAACATTCTTTGAAAGGCTTCTTGTGCAGACTTTTGAGCCTTATTATCATTCCATGGTAGACGATTATCTTTAGCATGATTTTTTTGTACTGAATACATACCTTCAATTACACGACGACAAACTTCGTGCCAGCGTTCTTTTGTTCCATTTTCTTTTATACGAGAATATGTGCGAATAAACGTAATCTCTCCCAAAGAGTTAGATCCTGCATCAGAAAAACCAAATGGGGCAGGAACTCCTGAATATTTTGTTACAAAATCTTCTGATAAACGAAAAGAAAAAACACTGTCAGACATAGAATTTAACAACCTCTCAAATAAAAATAATGAAGTACTTTATGTTTTGCAAAGTACTGTCTTATTGTAGCACAAAATTTTTAAATAAAAAAAGTCATAATAAGCACAAAACACCAACTATAAATGTATAGTTGATGTTAAGTACTTTTGTTTTATAAAAGTTATTTATGCACCAATTAGCATGAACTCGCTAAATGCTGCTCCACCTGATGCAGCAGTTGCCCATTGAACACCAGTTCCAGTTGATTGCAAAACTTGACCAGATGTTCCTACTGAAGAATTTGCAGTAAGTGTTCCAGTAAGTGTAAGACCAGAAATTGTTGGGCTTGTTGCAAGAACATTAGATCCAGTACCAGTTATGGCATTAAATCCAACATATTCTGCATCCCAAGAAGCAGCAGTTGTTCCAGAAGAAAGTATTGAAGTAACCTTGATACTTGTTCCAGAAGGAATAGTAGCAATTGTATTAAGACCAGAAGACTGGACTGTTACTAGACCTGTGCTATTATTTTCAATAATATATCTAGTTCCAAGTGTCATTGTACTGGCAACTGGCATTACTACTGTTTGAGTAGTTGTACCAGTAAAGAGTTGTTGATTGTTGCTAGAGTTAGTAAGAGTAGTTGTACCAGCAGCAGTTGCTGTGGTTGTATATCCTAATTTAAAGTTATCAATTACTGGAAGAGATAGTGTAGGAGAAGTTGCAAACACTAATGATCCAGTACCAGTTTCATCAGATATAACTCCTGCAAGTTCTGAAGAAGAAGTTGCTGCAAATACTGAAAGTTTATCTGTTGTTACAGTTAAAGTTTTGCTTGTAGGAATAGTAGTTGAGTTAATAGTTAATCCAGCAATATTTGTAACTGTTGATCCAGATTCTATTGATGTTGAACCAAGTGTTGGTGCTGAATATCCTGAAACTGTACCCCAAGAAAGAGTTCCAGATCCATCTGTTGTAAGATATTTTCCTGAGTTAGTTGCTTGTGCTGGAAGAAGTGCTGCTGCTGCTGTTGAGGCAGTAGTTGCTCCAGTACCACCATTTGCAATTGCAATAGTTGTACCAGTCCATGTACCAGAAGTAATTGTTCCTAAAGATGTAAGTGAAGATCCTGTAACTCCAGAACCAAGGGTTGATCCTGAAAGTACTGTTGTTCCATTAATCTCATAAACTTTGCCAGTTAGAAGATTCATATTTTCTGATGAAGTCCAAGCATCTGTAGCATCTACCCAATTAAGAGTTTTATCAGTTGCACCCTTTAATGTTATACCGCCACCATCTGCTGTTACGTCTGTTGGTGATTCAATGTCTCCAAGTACAACATTCTTATCATCTACTGAAAGAGTAGTTGAGTTAATTGTTGTTGTAGTTCCATTTACTGTCAAATCTCCAGAAAGTGTAAGTGCTGCTGCTGAAACCGTACCAGTAAATGTTGGTGAGGCAATTGGAGCATAAGTTGTTGCAGCAGTTGCTGAAGCAAGTTTAGCATCTAGTGCTGTCTGTGTAGCAGTTGAAATAGGTTTTGCTGAATCTGCAGTATTATCTACTGATCCAAGGCCAACCATAGATTTAGTAACACCTGAAACTGTGCCAGTAAACGTAGGTGATGCTGTTGGTGCTTTAGCATCTATCTGAGTCTGAATTGCAGATGTTACTCCATCTAAATATCCAATTTCAGTATCTGAAACTCCAGTTACTCTTAGTTGAATATTTGTTGTGTCTACTGTAATTGTATTGGTAGCGTCATTATATGTTAATCCAGTGCCTAACATTCCTCCAACTGCATCTTGTGCTGCTTCTGTAAAATCTGAAATTGTTGAGGCTGTTTGTGAGCCTGTGTGGTTTGCACGAGCAAGTGGGTCTGTTGCTAACTTAGATAAAGCAATTGCTGCTGATGCATTAATGTCTTCATTCAAGATAGTTCCATTAGCAATCTTAGCAGAAGTAATTGCTGAATCTGCAATATCTGCTGTAGCAATAGTTCCATCTAGAATCATTGTAGATGTAACAGTTCCTGATGGTAGTGTTACAGTACCTGTAAATGTTGGGGAAGCAAGAGGAGCCTTAAGGTCAAGGGCAGTTTGTGTTGCAGTAGATACTGGCTTGTTGGCATCAGTTGTATTATCAACATTTGCTAAACCAACATCAGATTTTGTAATTCCAGTTGGTGTATTAATTACTGGAGACGTTAAAGTTTTATTTGTAAGGGTTTGTGTGTTTGTAGTTCCTACAACTGCACCTGTTGCTCCATGGGCCTCTGTAAGATTTCCATGTGTTGTAACATCTGATGTTAGTGCTACTGTTCCAGTTGTATCAGGGAATGTAATTGTTCTATCTGCAGTTGGATCAACTACAGTAAGTGTAGTTTCAAATGCATCAGCAGTAGTGCCTTCAAAAATTATTTGATTATTAACATTAATTGCATTACTATTAACTGTTGTTGTTGTTCCATTTACTGTTAAATTTCCAGAAAGTGTTAGATCTGCTGCATTTACTGTACCTGTAAATGTAGGGGATGCAAGTGGTGCGTAAGTTGTAGATGCTGTTGAAGAAGCAAGTTTGGTATCAATTTGTGTTTGAATTGATGAAGTTACACCATTTAGGTATCCAATTTCAGTATCTGAAACATCTGTAACACGAGCCTGAATTGCTGTTGTATCTACTGCTAAAGTTAATGTATTTGCTGCATCATTATAAGTTTTTGTTATACCAGTTCCTGCAGTTAATGCATCATTAATTGCATCTTGTGATAGTTCTGCAATATCAGATGTTAAAGCAATTGTACCAGTAGCATTTGGAAGGGTGATTGTTCTGTCTGCAGTTGGATCTGTTACCTGAAGTGTAGTTTCATAAGAGTCTGCGGTAGCGCCTTCAAAAACAATGCTTGTACCAAAAGAAGGATTAACTGTAGAATTAGCATCAATAAAGTAGTCAAGGTCTATCCAGTGATTTGTACCATCACCAATCTTAAATTTATTAGTGTCTGACTCAAAACCAATTTCACCAGCACTAAGAATTGGGCCACTGCCAGAGTTAGTAGATATCCACTGACTAGCAGTACCTCTACGCTGTTGCATTCTTGTTGCCATTTATAGTCTCCTCTTAGGTTTTAATAACATTATATCAGGTAATTAGTTAAAATTATCTATTGCTACTCCACCATTCCAGGTCATAGCCCATGAATTGAAATCATAGTAGCCTGCGTCCTGATCTGATGTAAACTGTGTATCATAAAATCCACCATCTTGATAAACACTAACAACTATTCCAGTTCCATCAATTGCTGTATCATGGATATGTTGTTTTATGTCATATGAATCTGTTAATGTTGCAAATTCAACCCACGCTGAATTTATATAAATATTTAATCTGCCTGTGTCTGAATCTACATATGATTGTCCTGCAACAGGAGATGCTGGAGCACTAGATGATGTAGAAAACTTGAAATTACTTAATGAAGTATCTACATATAATTTTGTTGTTGCATGTGTGTCTTGAGTAGGAGTGGCAACTGTAACAGTTCCTCCAAAAGTACCGCCTTGGGTTACATCTAGCCCATGCTTTACTTTAAAATCTCTGTTAGTAGTTGCCACTTCCGACCTCTATTCTAATTATGCTTCAATATAAATTTTGTGTACTTTAACAGCGGTATCTGCTGATGCACCAGTTACTTGAAGAAGAACATTTCCACCGCTGTAAACAGCGTTAGTTGTTCCTAGTTCAGCATTGCTGATTACATCTGCATATTCTGTTAAGTAAACGTTGTTTGCTCCATCAACTGTAACAAGTAACTCAATTACTTCAATATCCCCACCTTTTTTCATTTGTACGATATATTTAGCGCTTGAGTATGTTGCTACTGCCCATGTATCAATTGTTGTTGCTGAAGTTGATGCTGTTGCTGTAGCAGTTCCAAGTAATGCATCTGCAAGTGTAATAGATCCACTAAGTTCAAGGCTTGAACCTGTTGCTGCTCCAATATTTGGAGTAACAAGAGTTGGTGTATTAGCAAATACTAGAGCACCAGTTCCTGTTTCATCAGATATGACTCCTGCTAGTTCTGAAGATGATGTTGCAGCAAGTGCTGAAATCTTACTTGTTGTATAAACACCATTTGTTACTGTTGCAGCATTTCCTGTGTATTGTGTTGCTGATAGAACTTGTGTTCCATTAACTTTTAATACCTTACCAGAAGCAAGATCTAAGTGCTCAGAAGATGTCCATGAATCAGTTGCATCTATCCATGAAAATGTCTTGTCTGTAGTACCCTTAAGTGTAAGACCACCACCATCTGCGCCTGCATCTGTTGGAGTTGCTACTGAACCAAGTGTAAGGTTCTTGTCATCAACTGTGATTTCTGTTGAGTTAATTGTAGTTGTTGTACCGTTAACTGTTAGGTCCCCTGAAAGAACCAAAGATGTACCAGTTGCAGCACCAATGTTTGGTGTTACAAGTGTTGGGGTATCAGCAAAAACAAGTCCGCCAGTACCAGTCTCATCAGAGATTACTGTGCGAAGTTCTGCTGAAGATGTTGCTGCAAAAACATCCAACTTATTATTTGTAAGAGCAACAGTACCTGTAGCGTCTGGCAAAGTAATTGTACGATCAGCAGTAGGATTTGTTACTGTAAGAGTTGTCTCATTAGCATCTGCAGATGAACCTTCAAAAACAACGCTTGAGTCATTAAGTGTAAGACCAGTTACTACTGGGCTTGTAAGTGTCTTATTTGTAAGTGTTTGAGTATTTGTTGTTCCAACTACAGCACCTGTTGCACCGTGTGTTTCTGTAAGACCTGCGTGTGTTGATACATATCCTGAAGCAGTTGATTCTGCTGCAGATTGTGCTGAAGATGCTGCACCATATGCATCATATGTGTTTGCAGTTACAGAAATTGCACCTGTTGTATCGTTATATGAAAGACCAGTTCCAACTGAATTTCCAATTGCATCCTGTGCTCTTTCATCTGTAAAATATTTATTTGTTGAACCTTCTGATAATCCATCTGTTGATGAAGGAATATCTGAAGTAAGTGCTACTGTACCAGTTGCGTTTGGAAGTGTTATTGTGCGATCTGCTGTTGGGTCAGTTACTGCAAGAGTTGTTTCGTATGCATCGGCTGTTGCACCTTCAAATACAATGCTTTCTCCAAATACACCAACTGCTTGTGGGGCAGCCCATTCAATGCCATTTGTTGCGCTTGAGTTTGCAGTAAGAATATATCCATTTGTTCCTGCTGCTAAACGAGTAACTGCATCATCTGCGCTACCTACAATTAAATCACCTTTAGCGTCTACAACGCCTGCTGTGATTACGTTCTTTCCTGCAACGGTTGCTGTTGATCCTTCAACAACTAATCCCGATTTGACTCTAAAGTCTTTTGTTACTGTTGCCATCTTATATCTCCTTGGTTAGGCCTTTAACCCCATACGCATGTAGCGTAGAGTTATAGGTGTGATTCCCCCTACTGGAACAACAGTTAGTGAAACTGTATCTCCAGCCCTTGAAACAGAGATGGTGCCAATATTCCCATCGTTTTCAACTATTCCATACTGACTAACAGATACACCTGTACCGTCAATCAGAATACTAATTTCTGTAGAGGAGTACTTGTTTGCACCACCTGCTACATATTTAATGGAAACCATATATTTCATTGATCTCCACTCACTTGCTAGAAAGTTATCAAAAACCGTTGAATTTTCAATTCCATTAATTGTTGATTCATTATTTCCATCTGATCCAAGATCGGTAGACCTAGCAGAAGTACTATCAATTAAGTCTTCATAATTTTCTTGCGATGGTCTATCGCCTGTTTGAAATAAGGCTTTTACGTTAGTGGTTGATATCTTTGCCATGGTCTTATTATATCATTATTTTAAAGTATATAGTTACTGATTCCAATAACTTGAAGTCCAATTCCAGGAACATTGGAGTATGCACTTGGTATTCCAATGTTTGTAAGTTTTATTCTAAATGGAAGAACTTCATTTATCTTGGTTAGTCTTACAGAATGTAAAACCTTTGTTTTTGGATAATCTATTGTTGATACTGATCTTACTTTATTGCTAGAACCATTTATTATTGCAACTGAAGCCATTATGACTCACTGTTGGTTACATCTTCAATAATATTCATTGTTCCTCTGGCTACCGTCCAAACACGACTTTCATCGCTTAATTCAATATCAAATATATCGCCAGTTTCTAATATTGTTGACTGCCCAGATGTTAATGAAACTGTAAACTCACCACTACCATCGCCAGTTGCTGGGGCTGGTGCTAAAGTGGTAATTAACTCTGCATCATCTGTAAAATCACCAGGCTTTGTGTTTGGGCGTTTAATCTCCATATCAATTGTCCAGTCTGCAATTATTAATGGATCTTTGTTATCATCGGTTACGTATACTCTAAAAGCGGCTGTATCGCCTCTTACAACTGTCCAAACCACATTTGGAGGGGTAGATCCAACAGAATAAGAACTAAGTGCTTGATCTCTAAATGTAGCCATAATCATATCATTATACCACTAACTAAATAAATATTTAAAAATATTTTTAATTTTATTGCTCAAAGTTGACTCAATTGGCAAATTCATGTTATAATTAATACATGCTACCTATTGGTAGCATTTGTTCTCTAGGAGGTATTTTACAATGAGAGAAGCAAAGGTTTGGCTAGGGGTGTTGGTTTTGGTTATTTGTAGTGCCGTTTTTTCTGGCTCTGCAAAGGCTGCAAACCAAAATAATTTACTAACTAAAAAGTCTTTAGACGTCTCTGCCACTCAACAGGTGGCTTTTTTGGTTTCTAAAGAGAAAAAACTTGAAAGATATGGAAATGCTCATAACTTGACTGATGAGCAACTAGTTGATATGTTAAAGGCTGTAGGATTTAAGGGAAAGGCTTTAAGGTCTGCTTGTGCTGTTGCAAAGGCAGAGTCTAATGGTCGTCCCCTTGCTTTTAACGGCAACATAAAGACTGGAGATAGTTCATATGGAGTATTTCAAATTAATATGCTTGGAGAACTAGGGTCAGATCGTAGAGAGAAATTTGAACTAGATTCAAATGCTGAATTGCTTAACCCAGTGGTTAATGCACAGATCGCTCTTCACATGACTAAGGGTGGATCAGATTGGTCTTCATGGAGTTCCATCAACGGAAAGCGGTATCAGGAATGGTACAGCAAATATCCATGTAAGCAATAAAAATTAAAGTAGAGATACCCCATCATTAATTTGGTGGGGTATTTTTATTTATATTCTTTTTTTTGTCTATATAAAGTTTTATATGAATCAAAAAACTTTGTACGTAAAAGTGAAAAAATTTTATTTTGATTAAGCATGTCTTCTTCGCTTCCTAACTCCATTTCCCAAGAATCTCTTTTAAATGGTATGGCTTGCACAATTGGTGTTCCAGCGGGTATTAAACCTTTGAATTCTATATTTTTTAAAACAAATGGAAAGTTTACTGGAGCAGTGTATTTATCAGTATCAACAACTCCTGGAAGTATTGAAAAAACAGACTCTCTATGTAAAGGTTCTATAAAAAGTGTTGAATATCCTGGTGGTGTTTTTATTGACCATGGATTTATCCATTTAGGATAAGTAATTTCATGCCCTGAGTTATTTGGATGATTTGGTGCTTGTTCAACTGGATGAAATTGAATAATACCAAAACTTGACCATTCATATGTTGGTTGTGTTATTTTTGGATTTTCTGGATTCACTGGAACTCTTCCTATCCAAACATCGCATGGTGATGGAATAATATATCCAGCATTTATAGAATCAAAAACTGGCATACATTTTTTTATTGTTGCAGTTGTATTTCCATTTCCATCTGGTTTTTTTTCTCCATCTATGTAGGAGTTTAACTCTTTATACCACTCTGGAACATATTTTGATGCTGGCTTAGGATAATATTCTTCTGGAATACCAAGCATGTTTGTAAATTTTATTTTAACGTTATCATCCATACTTTAAGTATACTATACACTTTCTTGTTTAAGATATACGTATTTTGAATTTAAAAAATTAATGTACGTATAAATATATTCATTTACCTTTTCATTTGTTAAGTCTGGAAGTGTTTTTATTTTAACAATATTATCTTTAAAATTTTTCCATTCTTCTGAAAAATCTTCTTGATTATTTTCAAATCTAGGATTCTGCCAAGCAAAATTCCTATCCTCATAGCAAGAAATAAAGTAAAGTTCTTCCATGGACCAAATCCATAAAAGATCATGATTTGGAATATTTTTTGCAATATTATTCATACTTCTAATTTTCCAAAACTCTGGAGATTTTTCATAATGATCTAATAAAATACAATCATATTTTTCATCTGTCTTGTAGTCTTCAATATCTGCAACCTCTATTGTTACTTTATCTGGAAGAGTATTGTTTTCTAAAAAAATATCAACAATATCTTGAGATATTTCTATTATTTTTATAGACTCTACTTCTGGCTTATTTGCAAGCCATAGAGTTAATGTTCCAAAACCTAAACCACTTTTTAATATTTTTCCATATGCAAGATCATAACTTGAATATAATTCTTTGGCTTCTTTATTATTTTTTATATTAAAAGAATTTTCCTGTTTTCCTTGCCTATACAAGACATAACTTGTTCCAAGTTTAACAATGTCTATATCATTTTTAAAAGTTTCTTTTATTTTAATTTTAGGAATTGTTTTTCTATCGTACATTCCCCCCCCTTTTTTATTATTCTTCTACTATTGACTCTTCTTCTGGACTTGGGACAAATTCCCATCTTTTTAGTTCTTCATTCCATTCCCAAATTTTATCATCAATTGGTTCTGGCGCTCTCCAAGAATCACCTGTTCTAATCCATCCAATTCCAATAAATCCATCATCTTCAACAATTTCTTTGCCTGGATAAACAGTATAAACTTGTTCTTTTGGATCTGCAATTAAACTATCAATAATAATGTCGTTTTCAACTATATGCCAAGTTTTCATAATTTCATTCCTCTGCTACTGAAGTCCATAAACATAAACTGCGCCACCAGTTCCTGCGCCACCCGCTCCACCAGAGCCAGATCTTGCTCCACCGCCACCGCCACCGCCTGTGCCTTTTAGTGTTCCAACACCACCTGCTGAACCAGGAGAATTTCCACCTGCACCACCAGATCCGCCACCAATATTGCTGATTCCACCACTGCCGCTTGGCCATGTACCATTATAGTCTGTAGATCCACCGCCACCGCCACCGCCATTAGATTGATTTAATGTAGTTACGCCAAGGCCTGTTAATGTAAAGGAAACGCTATTTGGTGTATTATTTACATCTCCAGATGAGTTTTGACCAGAGTTTACAGAAGGTTGTCCTGAACCTCCACCAGTTCCTGGACCATTTCCACCATTCCATCTATTGGTTAATGTAGTTGCATTTGTTGCTGTTGTTGGTGTTACTCCACTTGAATTTACTGTGTTGCCTACTACGCTTAATAAATTTCCAAAAGCAGTTGTTCCTCCAGAAGATCCTGCATTTCCACCTGCTCCAATATTTACAACATAAGTTTGTCCAGGCGTTACAGTATAATCTGTAAAACCAGATATTGCAGAACTGTTTGCACCATTTCCGCCACCACCAGTGTAGTTGTGACCACCTCTTGCAGAATATGAAGTTCCAGAACTACCTCCAGAAGAACCGCCACTGCCTCCTCCTGTTGCAAAAACTGTAATTTTTGAAACACCAGCAGGAATTGTATATGTTTCAGATGCTGTAATTGTTCTTAAAAGGGTATATGCACTATTAGTTGTTGTTGATGCACTTGCTGGACTACTTGGTCCAACTCCAACATTTCCAGTGCCAGCAGCAGAAAATGTATATGACGTGTTTGGTGTAAGTCCACTTACTGTTATAGGGCTTGTATTTCCACTAGCAGTCAAACTTCCTGGGCTTGATGTAACTGTATAGGTATTTGCAGTTGCTCCAATAGTTGGAAAAGTTAATGCAACATCTATTGCTGTTCCAGTGCTTGCAGCAGTTGTGCCAGTAATTACTGGGTTAGTTGGAACTGCAACGCTTGTATTATCTGCTGAAAGGTTATTAATTGTTCCCTTTTTTAAACTTCTGATTGTCATTATGAAATCTCTGATCCGTAAGCATTGAACGACATTGTAGCGCTTGATGCATAAACAGTTATAACATCTGTTGTTGCAAGCGTAATTCCAAGAGTAAGCGTTAAAGTGTCAACCGATGCAATTGTTGTATCGTATGCAATATAGTGTTTGTTTGCAATTGCCTCTCCTGCTGGCCGTATTGCTACTCTAAATGTTCCTGCTGATGCTCCTAAGTTTGCAACTGTAATTGTTGATACAACTGCTGAAGTTGCTGCTGGAACTGTATATAAAGACGTGTTTGTGGTTGCTGCTGGGTTAGATTGCCCAAGCACTTTGTATGCTGTTGCCATATTTTATCCTCCCATTAACATAAAATTAACTACATATGGATCTGGCAGTGTCTGCCATGATGTAATTATACCATCTGTTTGCAAAAATTTACTTGCATTATCAGTTTGACTTGGTATAAAAGCAACCCATGCTGAACCACTATAATACTGAAGTTGGTTTATAGTGTTTCCTGAGCCATCTTGTCTTATTACACAGATTGATCCAGCAACTGGAGAGGTAATTGATGCATCTCTTGCTGTTGGGTTAAGGTAATTATTTATACCCTTCTTTCCTATAAGGTGGTCAATAATTGTAACAGTTGATAGATTTGTATGTGGTCCAGCCCATTCAAAAGTTCCAGATGTGTCTGTTTTGCCAGATAGTTCATACCAGGTATCATCTGCTGCATTATAGATATACCCTGGCTTTCCATCGTAATTAAATGATGTTGGCATCAAATCACCTGATTAAAAGTGCTAGTGTCTGCGTTATATACATACATCTCTAGTGGAACTGAACCCTTTTTTATCCATATAACTCCATTTGCCAAACCAGTTGATGGCTGTGTTGTTGTATAAATAGATGTTGCGGATAAATATCCTACTGGAGCAGCAGCATCTTTGTCCACCCAAATATATCCATTTGGAATTGTTGCAGAAAATGCCGTAAAGTTTGCTGCAACGGGTGCAGAGTTTTGCGCTGAAGATATATTTCTTGCTGCCAACTCCAACGCAACTTGATCATCTATTTGCTCTTGCAAATCATTTATAGTATAAGCAATTGATGGATTTAATAATTCTGCTGTATCGGTTTCTGCTGTATCAAAATCATATGACCCATAATGATATGCCCTTAAAGCATCCTGAATGTTAGCATCGTCAATCAATGCTGGAATTTTAGTTGGTACTAAACTTCCTATATCTTCTACAGCCATTGGGTCTCACCTCTTTTAAGATTATACCATTTTTATCAAACTATAGAGATAAAAATATGTACCGTTTTATTTCCAGTAAGTGCTGACCAACTTGAACCACTGTATTGTGATCCATGTAGGTTTATTACTAGGTTTGTGCCTGCTCCAACAAGTGCTGGTACTTCTAGTGAAGATGCAATTGGGTTTGCTCCTTCAATTTGATATTGTATATTAAAATTAGATGCCGTTAGTGGTGATCCAGTAACTGAAACAATATTTGAGATTGGAATAGTAATAGATCCATTACCAGATGTAAATGGAATTACTTCAACTGCAGAATATATTGCTGGATTCATATGCAAAACTTCTATCCAAGTATTTCCTCCTGGCTGAGATACATACTGATATAAGTATCCATAGTTTTCTCCAGGAGAAACATTTATATACATATCATTTAATATAAGTGTTTGACCAAGTAGAACTCCGCTTGATGTTTGTGAATTTGGTTCTCCAGAACCTACAATAAATTTTGTTCCACGAGTTCCTTGTGGACCTATGTCAACTAAAACATCAATTGTTTCTGGTGGCCCTAAAACAACAACATCTTCTGTATTTAATAATACGTCTACCATTATGATTCATCTGCTCCAGTAATATCATTTGTTACTGTAATTGTTCCTGTTAAAATTGTATAAATTTCAGTTGGTCCATTATCTATTTGCACATCATATACATATGTACCAGCAGCAAGGTCTCTTCCAACACCTGGCAAAATTGTACATGTTACTGTGTCTGCACTGCCATCAACAACTGCTTGTGCTTCATAAGATTGTGTTGGTGCTGGACCTCTTGTATTGGCAATAAAAAAATCTGCTGTAAACCCTGTTAAATCAAATGCTGAGCCATTTGCTGTTTTTGGACGTATCACAAATTCAGCGGTATCACCACGATAGTAATTAAAATTATATGAGCCTGGAAATGCCATTAGTCCTCCTGCTTAATTATACCATTAAGAAACTGATATATATATACCTTTTAGTATAACAGCACCTTCATTATCTGATCTGATTTGTGGTATACCTCCAAAAACCTTAATAGCCCTATCTTCTATAAAGATAGTTTGATAAAAAGAAAGGTCGTATAAGTATTGATATTTTAGGTTTCCAAGATACCCAGTAACTGAGTTTTCATCATCTACAGAGAATGTTCTAATCCATAATTCTGTATTATTATTATATGTCTCTATCTCTAGATCATATCTAACATTAACTATTGCACCAGGTTGTAATGTTTTAAAATTAATTCTTTTTGCAACTTGATTTAATAATGATACAGATTTATTTGGAAGATATTTCTCAATACTTTGTTCTTGATCTACATCTAAAAATATTGATACCCACCCATCGTCTCCTCTTTCTGGACCAATTTTTGTTTTATTTTGATTTGCGTTTTTATAATATGCCCATCCTTGATATTGACCAGAAGCACTTTCATATGATTGCCCACAACCCTTACCTGGATCTCCTTTAGGACCTTGTGGACCTACTTTGCCATCTTTTCCATCTTTACCTGGTATTCCTCTTTCACCTTGTGGTCCTTGTAAACCTTGTGGTCCTTGTGGACCTATATCCCCTTTTTCTCCTTGGATTCCTGGAACAGCAATATACTCAATTAATTTTTCTTCTTGAACGGTTTCTGAATATTTTTTCTTTTTAGGAAAGTCCATGCTTTTAGTCATGACCATTCCTAAACTACTTTATTTTTGTCTTAAATATTTTTTTACCAATTTTAATAACTGGCGGTATGAGCGGTGTTGGTGTTGAAACCTTAATTACTGTCATTATAGTCCTGGTGTTATGTCACTAAGGACGCAGATAGTTCCAAGCACTGGAGTCCAGACCATATCTGCATCTGCTCCACTTCCACCCTCTATAGTTACCTGTAGGTCAAATTTTAACTCTGCAGCAACTTGTTTATAGGCTGTACCCCAGTTTGAAGTAACTGATGCTGGCGCTGTGATTGTTGCTGTATGTCCGCTTACCTCTACCGCTAGGTCGTCTAGAAGATCTCCAACTGGATCATACGCTGTTGCTGTATATGTCCAGTCACTTGTATCAAAACCTGTAACTTCATCATCTTCTAGAAATTCTACAAGAAGTGTTGCTGTGTCTCCACGGACTACTGTCCATTGAATATTGGCTGGTGTAGCACCAAATTTTTCTATTATAGGAGCGCACATAATAATTGATTATACCATTAAATAAAAGGCTGAACACCTAGACGCAGTGGGGTGGGGGTAGAATCTAGGTGCCAGCATAAAAATTATAACATTATATTATAAATAGTATAAATAGGTATAAAAAGGACATTTAGTATATTACGACCAGTGTATAAAAGTTTACCTAATTGTTACAATCCGATATGTCCGTTTTGTATTGTTTTATTACAAATGTCCAGGGTAGCGATAGTGTATACTTAAAATATATAAAGAAAAGAATAACTAGCAAGTTAATTTTAAATATTATCTTAATATATAGTATATAGTGTATAATTTAAATTGGGGTGATATAAATGTTTAAAAATGTAGATAAAAATATTGTCTTTTATCCAGTAAACGATACTGTCCCAAAATTTATTGATCCACCATACCCTTCATCAAAACATAATATTCCACAGTGGTACAAAGATATTCCTAAGTATACAAATGGAGATAAAAGTTTTAAATTTTTAAATGGTCATAACTTAACAGTAAAATCATGTTTGCCAGTAGTTGATTCTTTAACTGCTGGTTATACTTTTGTTTTACATTGTGACGTTCAAGTTCATAGAGATGATCTTGGAAATGCTTTTTTTACATGGGCTTTAAATCATCAAGGAATACCAGACATTGTTATAAAAAGAACAAAAGAAGAAAATTGTGCTTGGGATAATATAGAAGGATATGATAGTCTTGATTTTAATTGGTTTCCGTCTTGGAATATAAAAACTCCAAAAGGATATAGTTCAATTCTTGCTCATCCAATTAATCGCATTGATCTTCCATTTTATACTCTAGGAGGCATATTAGATACAGATCGCTGGGGAGAGGCTGGAAATCATCCATTTTTATTAAAAAAAGGCTGGGAAGGAATTATTCCAAAAAATACACCAATAGTTCAAATAATTCCTTTTAAAAGAGATAGTTGGAAAAGTATAGTAGATCCAACAATGTTTAATGAAAATAGTAAAAATATGGTAATGCGTGATTCATACTTAAAAGATTATTATAAAAAATATATTTGGAGTAGTAAAAATTATAAATAACTATTTGTTTTATAGAATTGGACTAAAATGATAAATATAAATAAAATTGTAATAGTTGGTGCAGGATCTGCTGGCTGGATGTCTGCTGCAACAATGGTAAAAGCATTCCCAGACAAAGAAATTGTTGTTATTGAATCTCCAGATTATCCAATTGTAGGTGTTGGAGAATCAACACTAGGTGCAATTACTGGATGGGCTGATTGGATTGGCATTGATGAAAAAGACTTTATGCCAGAAACAGATGCCGTATATAAAATGTCTATTAAGTTTACAGATTTTTATAAAAAAGATTCTGGATCATTTCATTATCCGTTTGGAAATGTATTTTTAAATGGCACGGTAAATGGCTTAAATGATTGGTATGTTAAAAAAGCAAAATTTCCAGATCTAGATGTCGCAGACTATGCTCGTACATTTTTTCCTGCATTAACTTTGGCAGAAAATAATAAACTTTCTTGGAATAAAAATGGAAAACTTGGCAACTTTAATTTTAAAAGAGATGTTGCATATCATTTTGATGCTACTAAATTTGGTTTGTGGTTAAAAAATAATTATTGTATTCCTCGTGGAGTAACAGTTATTTCAAAAACAGTTGAATCAATAAAAGTTAATAACAATGGTATTGAGTCTCTTGTTTTAAACGATGGATTACAACTTAGTGCAGATTTATTTATTGATTGTACAGGTTTTAAGTCTATGCTTCTTGAAGGCGCTTTAAAAGAGCCATGGAAAGACTTTTCAGACATTCTTCCAAATAATAGCGCTTGGGCTACAAGGATTCCTTATATAGATAAAGAAATAGAAATGGAACCCTACACTAACTGCACTGCCATTAACAATGGATGGGTTTGGAATATTCCATCTTGGGAAAGAATTGGAACTGGATATGTATTTAGTGATAAATATGTAACTCCAGAAGAAGCGCTAAAAGAATTTAAAGAACATCTTTTGTCAGATAAAATGACAATTTGTGACACAGATCGTGATGTAGAATCTTTTGAGTATAAATTAATTAAATTTAGAACTGGAATACACGAACGCACTTTTGTAAAAAATGTTGTTGCTATTGGATTTGCAGCGGGATTTATTGAACCCCTTGAATCTAATGGGCTTTTTACTGTACATGAATTTTTAGATAAATTAGTAAAAACATTAAGTCGCAATACAATAACACAATGGGATCGTGATGCCTACAATGTAAGCACTCATCTTCAGTATCTAACATTTTTAGAATTTGTTGCTCAGCATTATGCACTTTCAAATAGGGAAGATACAAAATATTGGCAAGACATTAGTAATAAAGTTTTTAACGAAGATTTTATAAAACTAGACACACCAAAGGTTTTTGGTTTCCATGATCTTTCTGATATACAACTTAATCGTCAAAGACATGAGGCACTTGGTGGCATACACTGCATTGCAACAGGACTTAACTATTTTCCAGTAAACAAAGATACAGTACAGCGCTGGGAACACCATCACGGAATTGATTACTATGAGCGTTGTCAAAAAACATGGGACACATGGAAAATATTTAGAAAGATTTGGCAAGAAGAATCAGATAAATCTCCAACAATGTACCAGTGGCTAAAAGAAAACTATTATAGTGATAACCCATAGAGATATTTGGAAAATAACCAAAAGGCTATTTGAAAAAAAATATTGGACAAAGACAAATACTATAGAATTTTGTGCATTTTCAACAAAACTAATGATTATTTTCCCAGGTCTGATATTTGGTATACAGTTCTGGTGGTTTTATTTATTTGCATTGGCTTCAAGTCTTGCTTTAATTTTTACATCAACAGTAAAAACACTTCCAACTATTATTTACTTTAATATTGGATGGTGTATTTTAGCAACAGTAGCAATATCAAAACATTTTATTATTTAGAACGAGCAACGTAATCTAACAATACTTCATACATATGATCTAGTTTATCGCTAGTTGCTTTGCGAAGTTGTTTTGCGTCTTCTTGTTCTTTTTTAATCGCTCTAATTTCGTCACGCATTGAGGTTCCGCCGTTTGTTTTAGTTTCGGATCTAATGTCCTCTACGGCTTCGCGGATAGGTTTAATTTGAACTTTCACATACCACCGAATTCCACTAAGTACAATCGCTCCAATTGAGAGTAAAGTTAAAACAAAACCAGCCCATTCGGATGCAGTCATAATAAGATTATTATATCATTGTATGAGATTAAATTTTTGCGGGAATTAGTAAAGCCGAAAATAGAGATACCAAACCAACATATGACATAATACTAATGCTACGCATTTAAATAATGTCTAACTGGATGTAATATCTATGTTTGCTTACATTCCCGATATGGGTTATAATGGAGTGTGCTAGAAGCAATTAAACAAACCCTTACATCTGGTTTGATAGAAAAATTAAAGATACATCATAGTGTCTATAGACTTCCATGCACAAGTGAATTTCTAGAAGAATTAATTTCTAACACC